ATGTTCATGTGAGTGTCTGACATATCAACGAAGGATTCGGCCTGACCATCGTAGAATACGTGTGTGGTCTGCTTAGTCGGGTCGCTCTGCCACCTGACAGAGACTACATCACCGGTGCGGATTCGGTATGCATCCTGATGGGGCATAAGCTCTTGGCCACCTTCGTCTGGAATCTCCAACCTAGTCACCTTTGTGACTGTGCCCAGTGCGCCATCTTTACCGGACTTGACAAGAGCACCCAATGTTATTGCTACCACGATATTGACCTCTGCACATGCATGTCGCTGGCGTAGAAGCCACCACGCTCCTCGATATCAGTCGAATCCTCACCAATTCTGATAAAGTGGAAGTCTTCATCTGGGATGTGCTCCAATAGTCGTTCGACCATTGAGATCTCTTGGAAATCATCGTACCATTTGATATAATCCCAGTAGAGTTTACCACCTCTGTCTTCTTCGCTCGTGTTGATAGTTTGTTGGCCATCACCAACAAGTTTACGAACTTCAGGCTCATGTTCCATGATTGCGTTAAGCAACCTCACTGCATGATCCGTCAAGGCTATAGCTACTTCTGATCTGTATCCCATATCTCCCATCCAATCTTAGTGGAGCATCCGAGACTCGAACTCGGAACCAGCGGATTAAAAGTCCGATGCGCTACCAATTGCGCCAATGCTCCATACAAGGGGTTTTTTTTGTTTCAGTGAGAACCCCTGCCCGTCACCGAAGTGACGGGGTAAACTCACCAGTGCTTCCAAAGCTACGTAGCCCCTTGATTCTCCCTGTGCACGGGAAGGCATTGCACATGCCTATAGTTTTTTATTTATTTGGTGGATTGTTGTCACGTCCGCCACCACTGGGGTTACCAGTTGTGGAAGGCCAACCACCATTGCCATTGCTCATGCAATAAACTTCGATGTGAACCATTTTTAACTCCTTTCAGTCCCGGCATGTGCCAGACTACTTTCTATAACTGAAAGAGTTACGTTCTCTCTTTTGCCCACTCGTGTGCGTTGCCTGAAAACCTCGACATATTATAAGTTATGAGATGTTTTTCTCCATCTTTGTATTTGGTTGTGTGAACACCATCAGCTACAACCAATCCCCAATTCTCAAGAACTTTGAATTGTTCTAAGCTGATCTTGCCCTTGTTAGTCACCGCAATGCTCATAAGGTATTGTCTCAAGCTTGAACGGCGGCGGGTGGGATCATCTCCAAGACGCCAAACAACCGCATCATCGATGTCACCCTCTTTGAGAATCAATCTTGCCGTTGCCATATTGTAGTCCATGACGCAAGCATTGAACCCGTAAGCACCAGCGGCTAACATTTCTTCCTTAAGATAACGCAGGTTCCCAAGAAAGTCACGTTTAAAAGCTGGCTTAATATTATAAGCTGAGATAATCTCAAAATCTTTCGAGCTTAGCTTCTTTCCTGCTACCAATAAATCATTGCGAAGATACTGATATCTTTCCTTTCCGTATCTATCTGAGCGTAGCTCAATGCCAAAACAAACTGTCTCTACCGCCTCTTCAATAGTTATTAGTCTTGAACCAGACTTGTCATTGAAGTGACCGCCGAATTGAACACTGTAGTCTCTGAACAAGTTGCCATCTCTATTATCAACAATATCATTGCCAACCTTGGCTACGTTGCCCAAGTATTGGACGCGAGTTTTCTTACCCTTAACATTCTGGTAACCTTTCCAAGTAGCTTTTGTGTCAAAGTGTCTGCCAATATCCATTCTGAGTTTTCCTCATTCTGTATATTTATATATTATCACTTTTTCTTGCTGCTGTCAACAACTTTTTCAAGAAAAATGGGACTAATAATCCACTCATGGCCAGCAATTGTTCTTACTCTTGCATCCTGTGAATGAGTATAAAAGCCAATGACTTCCGCTTCGATGTTGTTCTTATTTGTGATCACTACTCGATCACCTCTATTTAGACTCATTTACTACCTCCAGCTCATCCACGTATTCCTGACATATGCATCCTGCGGGATATCCCGTACCTCGATCCCTTGTCCACATGATGTCAATTAAATGCATGTCCCCAATGCCTCTGTCAACATAAGGCTCAGATGTAACCAGACCTGTCATTCCAGATTTATGAAGCTCTTCGTGCGGAAACGGAGTGTACTTCACCAAATCACCGACTTTCACTGACGACCTCAAATTCATCTTCCCAACAATTTAACCATTCATTGTGGCATGGATAGTAAATGCTGAAGTTTTTCTTGCCCTTTATGTGAGAGACCCGCTGCTTGACCACGATTGCGGGACGCTCTAAGTGTTGCCGGGAAGGGTACATAACATTACGATACACTATCAAGTCACCGACTTTCACTGATTACCTTCAATTCTCGTTTTCCAACATATGAAATTTTACCAGATAGGGAAAGTCGCGTGTTTTGAAACCAAAAAAGCTCCGCGAAATCCCCATTAAGGCCGATTATGATACCGCGTGGGCGTAGCGTATGAAGATTCCACTCAATCAGATCACCGACTTTCACTTATTAACACCAATTGTCTCGGTGCACAAAATATTTTTCTTGTATATACGCCTGTAGTATACCATACTTCGTAGTCTCCATTGTTTGTTTCCTCAGGAGTTCTTGTCACGATGCCATGCGTTTTCGGCAGGCCTATGTGGAGCTTGTTGGTGACTAGATCACCCTTTTTTATATTCACTAACTACCTCCAACTGATTCGTGAACTCCCACGATCTGAAGCCGGTATCTACCCAAATGACAACAACTCCTGTGGCGGCGGAGGCGTGGTGTGGGTTGGGCTCATCGATAGCCACCACAATACCGCAATACCTATCCAGATAGCTTACTAAATCTCCGACGTTCAACGATCAACTCCAGTTCACCTTCCCTGTACCAGTCTCGGTTTGAACTGGAATGATCTGTCCAGCGGACCTTAAACTCAAACTCAAGTTTGTTGGGGATCTTCTCGTATTCCAAAACGAGGCCGATACCTTCATCCGGGTAGGCAAGGTTGGTATACCTAACCAGATCTCCTACTTTAATCACCAATTTTCATCTGTTCTTTCAAAAAGCTCCCACTGTTCTTACATATTACACTATTTCCCTGTTCGTGTCAATCTTTTTCTGAATAGAGCCACCAAAATAAAACAATAGAAAACCCATGGGTGGTCAGTGGTCGCGACGTTAACATTACATCCGGATTGGTGACGCAATTTCGGAATGTGATATCCTGCAACCTCCACTCGGCTAGTGAAAGTAGCGCGGGTTTGAATTTCGCGAGAGACCGAGTCCTCGAAGACAGTGACGACATCAACCCTAATAACATACTCCCCACTAACGTCAGGGGTGATCATCGGACGAGAGTTGTCGTATTGATATTCATAAGGATCTGATGTGTTAACGTGACCAGATCCGCTTCTTATTACAGCAGCGGAAGTGCGCGGTCGAGAAACCAAGGTCCACTGATATCTGGTTGACTGATTTGTCCTATTCATGAACAGACGAAGAGGGACAGGCTCACCTACTGATGCGATCAGCGAGGGCGAATAAGCCTGAAGCGGAGCTGCCGGGTCTAGACAGTTTGCTTTATCGCCGTACACCACAAAGCAATATATATCATCACAGCCGTCGTCTCCTAAACCATCGCGGTCGAGGTCTCTCTGGTGAGGATTAAATACACCTGTGCAATTGTCGATGTTATCCGGTACCATGTCTGCATCATCGTCTGGATCGCATGGAGTGCCCAGTCCGTCGGCGTCAGCGTCGTACTGTAAAGGGTTGTAAATTCCAATGCAGTTATCCACCGTTGGGTCCGGTGATCCGTCGCGGTCGACATCAGGAAAACACTCCGTCGAATCATCCGGAGCCTCTACGATTTCGCCGGGAATCATAGGGCAATTATCGTCGAGGTTGTTAATGCCGTCGCCGTCGATGTCTTCATCGCAGGCATCACCGATCCCATCCGAGTCTAAATCAGGATCAGAGCCATTTGGAACAAGAGGGCAACTGTCTACGTCGTTGTTGTTTCCGTCGCCGTCAATGTCCACATCACAGGCATCTCCGAAGTCGTCTGAATCTGAATCAAATTGATCATCATTCGCCAAGTGCATACAATTATCGCAAGCATCTCCTACTCCGTCACCGTCTGTATCAAACTGATCAAGATTTCGCAGACGCGGACAGTTGTCATGCGGATCTTCAACTCCGTCGTCGTCATAATCGTCGGCGCGTTGATATGTATCGCCTAAATCTGAATTATTGATGAGCATAGACCCACCGCCGGCGTTTCCTCCGCCAGACATCTCCGGTGTGCCGCACTCACCAAAGTTATCGTCGCATTCAAATGGCGCTTCTGCCATAGCATACGTAACTGTTGTTATCAAGACAATAATGATATTCTTTAACATTTCTTTTCCTTTATTTATGTATTTCGCAAGGCTTTTAGATGCTTGCAGTCTTTTCGTCGTCGGTATCCCCAACATTCGCACGTACCAGAGCCGTCACTAAGAACCTTCACTAGGTATTCATCACCCTTCGACCCTGTTATATACTCTTCTTTTACAATGGTCACAGCATTAACTGGTGGATCTGGACGAACCACCTTCACGTCTGCAAGAGTCGTACCTAGCGGTACTTCTATCCATTGCGGAACAACATATCTCTTACCACCGATGTTCGCCAGTGCAAATGAACTCGATGTGGTAATTGTTACCACGGGCCTTTTACCACCTTGGATGATCCATCAATTGCGGACCAATTCATAAGCTCTTCTTCTAACTTCTTTGAGTATGCTGCTGTTAGAGTCCACTTGACACCGGGTTCGGCCATCTCTCCTTCGATCTTATTCTCACACGCTAATGCAAACAAACTCATCATGGTGTGATTTGCTTTGGGATCATCAATGGATCCATTTTCATAAGACTCAGCGATACTCTCAATGATGACTTCCGCTCTGGATCTTAGGTTTTCTCTGATGTCGCCGTCATATTCTTCAAAAATTGACATTTTTTCTCCTTCTTTTAAGCTCTGTACCCGCTATGGCAGGCATTCATACGATAAAATTTGATGTTTTCACCGTGTTCTTCAGTAAGTTTTTTCTTTTTCTTTTCGCAAATCTTCTTAATCGCGTAGATATGTTGCCTATCTCCGTTATTAATTCTATATGCTAGGTGATATATGACCACTAGATACTCCTTTAAGTATACGTTGCATATAACTGTACCACGGTCACACTAAAATTGCAAGTAAATAATATTATTCTTGATCAGCGAAGTTGCCCATCACAGCTACTCTTCCGTGTGGGTGCGTCATTGTCTCTCCAATGAGTCGCTCGATCATACTCTCTTTCGGTTCGCAATAGTCATCTATCTCTGGGACATACACCATGTGCCTGAGCGGGTCCATACTGCTCGTTGGCTTCAACACCATTGCTATCATGCCATCCACATCGAATCCAAACACGTCATATGTTTCGATTATCCTGATTACATCTCCTAGAACCAGCGGTGATTCGGCTTCTTCTTTAGAAGTCTCCACCTCTTGTTTGGCCACCATCTTATCTCCCCGTAATTATCCAACACTAAAACATCTTCAAGATGCTCATTGCGCTCCAGTACTAGGCCGTACTGAAGCATTGCTTCATCCTCAAGGGACGAATTAAGTACATAACACGCTACTAGGTCACCTATGTTTAACACATGAGTAATTATACTCAGCTTTGTAAAATTTTAGGTGCTTTTCGTTCACAGAGTTATAGTTCTTGCTTATGAACCAGTATACTACATACCTTTTCAAGCCTTCAACGTGGGCGGTCACGACTCCTAGTTCGCTACATGAATTCGTAACTACTAGATCTCCGATGTTATACATTTTCGCATATCTCCTAATAAATAATGTGGGCAGGCGAGTCACCTCTTGCTTCACTCACGGGAAACGCTAACCTACTCTAATTTACTTTCGATTTTATCCTGTATCAACCTATGGATACAAGGAGTCTACCAAGGGCGCGGTAATAGATATTCGCTCCCCATTTTCTATTATATAGTTTACAGCTGCCCACAATGACCATTGAGTTGTACTTTCGATGCCCGTAGGCACTACTCGATGGCCACGATCTTTTCTTTTGTCGCAAAGTAAGGACGAGAGGCATACTGTGGAGTAGTCATCCACATGCGCTGACACTTACTCGACTTTGGCTTCGGCGCACAAAGATCAGTCAAAATAATATGACCATCAAAGTCACCTTGCTTATTAACATACTCAGTGGGAGCGTCGAAGTCAGTGCCTCCGCAAAGCACTCTCTCCCATACGCGCTTTTCGCCCTTCTTCCATACATATACCTTATCCTCTGCAACTTCGGTGTCAAAAGGAATCACAGTAAACTCGGCCAACTCAGAAAGCTTATTCAACTCAGCAAAGAATTGAGCAAGCATTCCATTGTCAACAGAACCTGACTGATCAATACTGATTGCAACCTTCGCGACTCGATTGGTCTTTCTGCCGGGATGGATGTAGGCATACCTACGATTGATTCTCTTGATGGAGCTTGACTTGTTTGCCCTCTGGGATGTCTTAATGAAATACCGCAGCACACTACGCCAGTCAATCTTTGACTGCAACCCCTTCATAATCTTTTCACGACATTGCTGAGGTACGCTGCCCCATGAATTCCCACGAGCGCAGTCTTCAGACGCCTGCTTGACAATTTCCTTCAGTCGCTCTTTTGCGATCTCTTTGACCTCATCCGATACATCGCCCCAACCGCTGTGATCGTCAAGAGTTTCAATGTCGCCATAGCCATCGCCTTCACCGCTTTGCGGTTGAGACTGACCTTCGCCTCCAGTTCCACTTCCGGGGCCATCGGAAGATTCACCTTCGTTCTTATTTTCATCCTTGTCGTCTCCCTTGTTCTTGCTCAAATCGGGCAGGTTTGCCAAATACCACTCAGCAGACATACCACGAGGCAAGTCCTCGAAAGGAGTACCCTCCTTGCCCGGAATTAAACCACCTTCAGGTAGATTATGAAGATGACTATTGATGGCGAGGTCAGTTGCGATGTTCCACTGGCGCGTCATAGCGCCATTAGGCATACGGTCTGTCACGTGCATAAACACAACATGATAAAATTCATGCTTAAGAACGTCGCGGCGTTCGGCATCTGTCAACTTCTCAAAAAAGCTCGGATTATACAACATTTCAAACTGAGCAGTGTGAGGATTAACTCTTACACCAGCAGTAGGAATGGCGTTGCTTGAGTTCTTATCGATCCTGCGGCTGATAGCTGCAAAGAATGGCTCGTCCATTAGTAGTCGAGCCATGTGAATATTGAGATCGAAAGGCCGTTTCTGATTCGCTGAATCGGACATTGTAAGCACCTTTAGTTTTCAGAGCCTTCGTCAGATGAAAGGATTTGCACTAGGTAGTCTGCTACTGATCGCTTCTTGCCATCGACCTTGACGACCGACTGATGAAGCTTGATTGTGTTGTCTAGAGCGCCAGAACCAAGCACTGTCCAGAGCTTCATTGCCACTTCACTAGGAAGCATCAAGAAATACTTTGCAAGGTTGTCAATCTGGTCTTGGTCCAAAGCATCCTTGAAGGAATTCGCGGCCTCAAACTTATCAATCATTGCAGTGTGGTCGTTAATCTTGAAGTCACCAACCTTACTAAAGTCACCATCCAAAAGGATGTCCTCTGGGGTTACTTGCCTGTCGTAGTTTGTGACAAAATCATTGAACGCGACGGCAGCCTCGAAACCACAAAATGCAGCGGTGAGGTTGAACAAAGTAGGACTGCCCTCATCCAAGAGAGAAGCACTGGCCAAACACTGATTCAATCTCTCCCATGAACGGCGAGATGGGTATACCTTGTTAGGCTCGAAGTCGTCGTTATGCTCAAGATGATTGCGATTTTGATTGATAAAGTCCCAAACTTCTGTGCTGATCTCGTTGTCGGAAGCCCAGTTCAGCCAATCCTCAACGGATGGCTCAATATCAAACACAGTCCAGCGATCCAATTCTGCTGGGTCCATCTCTCCGACTTGGTACTGCTCACCATGTTCGCCACCATTAACTGCCGCAAAAATCAATGTGTCAGGGTGGAGGACATGTCCGTTCAGCTTGCGACTGTCAGTCAACTCGAAGATACCTTGGCGAACCTCAAGAGTCGCACGATCAACTTCGTCGAGAAACAAGATAACAGGCTCGTCGCAGGCGCGCTTGAACCAGTCTGGCGGATTGAACCTAGTGCTTTCCGCTTCAATAATCGGAAGACCAACAAGGTCGCCTTCAGTCATCTGGGAAGCCCTGCGTTCTACAACTGGAAGACCAATCTTGTCAGCGTATTGATAAACAACAGTTGACTTACCAACGCCGTGGCGTCCTCGAATAATGACGGGCTTATGCACGTCGGTAACATACTTGACAACTTCTACAAAGGTCTTAAAATCGATAGCCACTTAAAATTTCTCCTTGGAATGTGGTTTTGGCCATTTCTCTATCTTTAATAAGTATCTCACAGGTTGAGGTAAAATGCAAGAACTTTCTTTAAAATAATATTATTTTTTTTCGTTGCGAAGAACAACCAGTTTAGCAAACGCAGCTTTCTTGGCTCTCTCTGCGGGGGAGGTAGATACAATCACTGCCAACTCCTCGTTGACGTTTTTATGTTTCATCATCTTTTCGGACCAATATCCGTCGCTGCCGAAACGGAAACCCGAAGAATAGAAGTGTGATGACTCGTCTCCCTCCTCTGCCGGTCGATAATAGTTCATATAGATATCCTTTAAAACATCAGAGGGAGTGTTTGGTGCGGTATTTTGATATCCCACAAAAGTAGAACCAAGCCTCCAAGGGTTCCAATACCTTCGTGGAGTCCCCCTATAGACTTCCCTAATTAAGTCTGGCTTGTCGTCAAGGGCTTGGTACTCCACCAAGACCCACTTGACACTGTTTGCGCGGTCGTCTACCAGAACGTCTCGAACACCTGTATCAAGGGATGGGTTCCTAGCTAAGTGTCGTCGGCTCGACAAAGTACCATGCTCCGCTATGGCAAACTGTGTTGGAGAGTCGATGAATCTATTTCTTGCAAGAGCAGAAACTTCCCTGTTCGTCATCATCGGAATATATTCGGCCAAACTCATTGATGGTACTCCGTAGACAATCTCGCTTCCGTTAAGCTTTTTTGAGTACTCCATTTCCTGTGGATTTTCTCCAGAGAGTCCTTCACCGCTCGCCACTCTGCTCCAGATCTCTCGTCAGCTCGGTGAAGGTGGTCGTTTAGTCTCATTTCCGTGTTCAGTGATTCCATAAAGTGAGAAATATTGTCAAGCACTTCTCTCGTTGAATTCTTTTCTGTGTTTTTTTCGGCATTCGGGTGAATATTATATGGGTCAATCATTGTTTTCCTTCTCTGTTTTCTCGGGATACAAGCATTTCCAAATTTCATTGGCTGGGTGTAGTCTCGCATAATCGTAATGGCTTGCTCTTTTTTCTAAATTGAATCTGTGTCTCAGGTCTAATGGCATCCTATCAAGGTCTTTTGGCTTTACGTAGGGCCTCTTTGAAGGTCCAATGATCTGCAAATCTGCTTTGCCAACGTGTATGCCATCTTTTACATTCTTTACAAAGTCCTTGTGATAAGATTTTTTGACAAAAGAGACTAAATCACCATGGTCGAGCGGGAACATATCATTAATCTTATATCTGGTGAATCGCCATGAGTCGGAACCGACTTTGTCAGTTGCTGGGTCGCTGTCGATTGAAGTTATCCTGACTGATAACACCTTTCGGCTGCGTGGTTTCCAGAGCCTAGTTAAGTCTTCGTCTCCGGCGAAGAACCAGAGATTATTCCAGTGAATTTGCTGAACCAAGCCCGTCGCATATACATCTGGGTCTTGCATTGCTCGTACTCGCACCAAAGCGCCGAGGCCGAGGCCAGCTTTAGCCGAATTCTCGGTATAGTTGTCAACATATTCAGCTTGCCTATCCTCGATTCTGGCTGTATCTTGCTTTTTAACCTTGCAGCCTCTGCGGTTGTGGCCTTTTTCGTTGCAATATGTGCACCTGCGGCTTGCAACACGCTCGGCGCGAGCGCGCTCTTCCTCTCTAATCGTTCGGGCCAAAAAACCATGGGGTGATCGTTTGGCTTGCTCCTTTCTCGAAGGGCATCCTGTTCTGTTGTGGCCTTGTTGGTGACACCAGCCACAACGCACTGTCCCTGTGTAAGACATTTTGTCTTCCTAGATTTTTATCGTATATATAGAATACGATATTTTCAATCACTTGTCAAGAAAAAAATTAATTATTTTCTGATGTGATCTAAAAACAACTGGCTGATGATTAGACCTGCTGCGATGGCAACAATGCTTCCAAGAATATTACTTATCATTTCTTTTTTCTACTTTCGATATTATCCTGAGCCACTTGGCTCTTATCATAACAAATTCATTTTGCGTCTCGTCTCGCGAAACCAACTTAACCTTACAACTATACTCATCTGGTGCTGGTCTAGACCCACCAGAAACTACCAATGAAGACGACTGGTATACAATCCAGTCGTCGCTGTGTCCATGTTGGTAGTGTATTCTGCTCACCACCAGACCCTTCGCGCCATAATAGTTCGAGCCAAGCATCCTTATTTCGACTAGATCTCCAACATTGAAACCCTGAGTCATTGCTACTTCTTTTTTGGAGAGATGTCGATCACTGATTTAATTTTCCAATCATGACCCTTTGTTGTCCTTATATGGTACGCTTCCCTGACAGCCTCTGGGAAGCTGACCACTTCAACCAAATCTTTTGTTTCTTCTTTTGATTCGCTGTTGACGAGAACTATTTCACAAGTAATCATTTTTTCCTCTTGCAGCAGGCAAGCAGACCGGTCAGGCCGAAGAGCCCAGCCAGTCCAAGCCATGTACTAAAGCTGACACTTCCCGCTTCTACGATGTTGTAATAAAATTGAGACATATTTTCCTCTCTAGTTGCTTCCGTCTCCAAAATCAAAGTCTGGAGTGAACGGAAAATCATAATCATCTAAAATCTTAGAAAAGTTATCCGAATTTTCTTGACCTTTGGGTTTTGGTTTGTATCGATCATCGGCATCGGTGCCTGTGTTGTCATTCTCTTCATCGTGAAGCTCTGCTACTCCAAGTGCCCGAACAACCCCTGCTGTAGAATCGCCGCTTAGGTATACCCTTAGCTTTTCTCCAGTTGAGAGAGTCAACACTGGGTCGTTATCCTTGATCAACTCGTGGGTGATGAAAGATTTTGCTTTCAATAAAACAATCCTAGATCCCCTAAACTCTCTACGAGTGCCGGTTGGGACAATTAGCGAGAATCGCCCTGTACGCGAGGCTTTCACGAATGTGCGGACATCCCCTGCTAAATACGATATAGATGCTATCTTCATGCCTTTTTCGCCCTCTTGAGGTTCTTTTCCATGGAATAAATAGGCGATGTCGAACCAACTGGCAGAAGTTTATACTCTCTTGCTCCTTTTACTGCTTTAGTAATTGGCCGGCCCTCCGAACTCAACACGACCGCATGTTGTCCTGCCCTATTGCTAATTGCTCTAAATTGCACCATCTGACCTTTGTTAAACCGGGGCTCTTTATCATACTCCATCAGGATCTTTTGTGCGTATTTATTTAAGCACATCTTATGATATTCTGCCTTGGAGAGAATATGGCCATCCATGACTCGCCTAGCAAGAACACCGAAGTATGGGGGGTTGCTTAAGTAATATTGAGCCACCCTTTGTGTGTTGAGTGCCATTTGATCGTCATAGTTTGCAAGCCACTCTCTTCCTTCGTTTAGTTGCTCCTCGTTATATCTAACGCAAAGACTTGAGAGCCAATCCTTTTGTCCGACAGACAGCGACCCCTTCACTTTAAATTGCGTTCGTATCGATTCAAAAAAAGAAGCATGCTTCTCGTATGTGTACGACGTTATAAGCCCCTCTGCACTAAACAGGTTGAGATACTTTTCTGCGGAGTCGATGCGAGAAATGACATCGATGTCTGTATTTACTTCAGTCAATTGGTTGTCTTTACTTTTCAATCTTATGTATTATTATATCCCAGAAAAAAAAATCTGTCAAGAAAAAAATCGCGAGTTTGCTGAGATTTATTCTTTATTCTGCGAGGTCTGCTTTAAGAGAACTTTTTTCTAGAAGCCAAGATTTATAACTTACTATGTTACCCTCTTGGAGGCCATTCAACATTAACACGTTGTAACAACCTTCGGAAACGACTCCAACGATTCTTCCGTGAATACGAGTTTTGTGGCCCATGGGTCGATCTAAAATAGAGACCTCATCGTCACGTAGGAAAGTCCTTGGTAGCACATAGTAATTATGTTATAATTGTATTATTTTCTCTATTTTGAAGAAACAAACCATTTCACAAGCTTGTGGCACAGAATCTTCTTGTCATCGTCGTCGTCGAGGGCGAGGCTTTCATTCTGCTCCAAGAGTGCGTAAATATTGTTAAAAACATCAAGTTCTTTTTTTGTCATTTCCATATCTTTTTGTTTTGTTTCTTTTTCTCTGCTTGGTGTATATCCCGAGATTTCACGGCCTCGGCCTTTGTCGCGGTGAGGGTTTCCAGTACCGGCAAAAGTAAACTTCCAGCGTCCGTTGTCAGGGTCAGAATTATTAGTATCTCTATCATCATCTTTCGACATCAGGACTCACCAGTATGGCTGGTTACATCATTGGCCACCATGGTGAGGGCATCGACGATGTCGAAAGCCTCATCAGGGTTCATATCAATCCTAAAGCTATCACCTATGTTTAAAGAGACATAGCCATACTCCTCTCTGATTTCTACCAGAAAAGAGTCTCCGGAAGAATCGGTAACATATAGCGATTTTTCATTTTCTAACAATTTAGTTAACTTCCTTTCATTTTGTTAGTATATACACTATAGCATTTTTTCAAATCAAAGTCAATCTTTTAATTTGAATTTCTGCTATTCACTTTCTTTTTTCTGACCAACATACGCGCGTTCCAATGCACTTCTTAACATTGCGTTTTCTCGCTCACAAAAACCTATTGTATTCACGATAGTTTCCCACGGCTTTTCAAACTCCGCATAAGCAACTTTACGGCCTGCGTAATACCCACTGGCGCTCAGAAGGATAGAAGAGATGACCACCACTGTAATATTTTTAAACTTTTCCATTTTATTTCCTTTTTAAAACTTTAAATCTTCTTCGCAAATCAAAGTGTAAGTAAAATTGTTACCCCACTTGTCTGCGGCCCTATTGCAAGTGTCCATGAACTCATAAAAATTCTTACTGTTCTGAAACACTTGACAACCAGCACTGATGCCTCCAGTGTACTCTCTTTCGTCCGAACCCCACTGCCTATGAATGTTTATCCCATACCAACCCTCGTCTTCCGGGCCAACATAATCAGGCTTGGTGTCTCGGTTGTTGTCTCTCCACACCTTTACTTTGGATCCCCTCTGCACAAGAGCTGTATACTTTCTTTTCCCTCCGTGAGTGCCGATTCGATAAGTGGATCTGTACTGGTCGGGTACCAATATTGCAGTACCCTTATCCCTAACTGCTGCAAGTGGTTTTCTCAAAATGTTTGGACCGGGTTCTGTCGTAATGACATAGGAGTCCACAACCCATTCGCCATCAATTTTATATATAACATTCATAAAATCATCAAAAACATCAGCGCGGGCTGAATCGTTTCTAACTCCGACTATATTCAAGTTGAGGTCGCCATTCTCAAAGAAGGCGTATCCTTTTTTCTCTAGTGCCTGTTTGAGTTGCGATGCGATGGTCCTAGCTTGTAATCCAGTTATTCTACACATATTTCATTCCTTGCTTCTCTTTGGTAGGGATAGAGGGAATCGAACCCACACGACCGAAGTCGGGAGATTTTAAGTCTCCTGCGTCTACCTGTTCCGCCATATCCCCACAATCTTATTGTAATGAGCATAGCATAGGGGCTCATATTCTTCTTTGCCGCCGACCTCAATCTGGGTCGAACTATCTGTTTTTCTTCTGGTGTAATGTGCATCCTCGCTACACATCGAACATACCGCCGGACATATCTCTATCTGTGTCGCGTAAGGCAACAAGTCTCTAATCTCTGGTAGAGGCTTCGGTTCCGATGATAGCTGCAAAGTTGAGACCAGCACTGTCTTACCCTCTGAAAACAATTTCAGCAACGCGCTTGCTGCTCCTTCTATCATAAAGACCTCGTCAACTGCGACTATTCTTGTGTTGCCGGTGTGCTCTATTATCTCATCGCCAGAACTAACCAAGATTGCATCCTGTTTGAGTCCGCTGTGGGTCATGACCTTTTCTGTGGAGTAGCGACCATCCATACGTGGCTTAAATAACTTTACCTCTTCATGCTGATAGTGATAACGTTCAAGAGCTGCCAACAATTTTGTTGTCTTGCCTCCAAACATGGGTCCGGTGAAAATCTTAAGCTCAGGGTTTTTCACGTATTTCCCTTTTTGCTATGCCGATTCGACACTTCGTTGAAGGGAAACTCACTTGGTGGATACTTTCTCACGCTAAAACTCTTAGAGGGTATTTGAGAATAGTTTTCTAAATCGTAAAAATAACATTCACCAGTCTCTTTGTGAACCCCAACCAGCCAGTCGATGCCGTGCTCCGCATAGTCAAGAGAGTTTCTCGTCTTCCCGTTCTTGCTCACTACCTCTCCCGACCTATCAACAACCCTAGCAATGCTGTTGCCGCACATTGTCTTGACTTGTACGGTTTGAAAGTTTCGGTGGCCCAATTCAACTACCAGATCATATATCGAATCTCTGCTGAGAGGCGTGTTGACAACCCAGCCATGGCGAGCGATTTCCATTGCCGCTGCTAGTTGAGACATATCGCCGGATTGGTTTGATGAGTCTCTGTAGCTCACTTCTCTTTTTTTTCCATCTCTTTTAGAGCTTCTCTGACTTCGTCCACATCGCTCTTGACCATCTTAAGTTCTAGAGTTAAAAGCCTAACTTCTCTGAGTAATTTGCCTCTATGTGAAGCATCTAATTTTGCGACATTAGTGGTCAGTGCATTGGATTCCACCGTTGCCGACGCAACAAACAAACCAATACCGACTAACGCAAGCAGCATGGCAATAGCTATTGAGTTGACTAGGTCCTTTTCATTAAAGTGTTTACTCATCTGATTGACTCTCCTTACAGTCAGAATATGGCAAAACATAAAACTTTCCTATTATCCTTAGGCAAACTTGTTCTGCTATTTGTTTTCTCGCTGCCGATGACGATAAGTTTGCGTTTAAACTTGATTGTTCTGACAGCACTTCTTCTATAATTTTATATACGTTATTCATCTAATAATTCTTCAATGGGAATAATCTTATCTTCTATCCAACTTACTTTGGCAGTTTCCAGTGTGATATACTCCATAAACACCTGAACCTCCTGCTATGACAGCAGCACTATAAAATGCGCCGTTCATCATTACATGGCGAGTGGCTGCGAATGGGTCGAAGAGTGATCCTTCTTCGATTTTGTTCTCGTGATTATAGTGCAATCTCAAACCTATCGCTGTGACCATCAGGGCGAAGTCAATCACCGGAGCTACTTCACTTTCGGTACATTTTCTCTTGTGCGTCTTGTGTGTATTGACTGTTGCCAGTGAACAACCACACCCAAGTATAATTGCTAGTGTTAAAATTAATGTTTTCATTTTCCTTTTCTCTCCCGGCATTCAGCAACTTCCCTGTATCCGTGAGTAGCTGAATATCCGGAGACGATTGCCATGGCAGCTGCGCCGAGCGCGATGGGTATAATATCGCCGGATGTTGCTGACGGTGAACCATTCCCCCCACCGCAACATCCGGCCATGGCCGCTGGTAAAACTCCCAAAACAAAAAGGGGGGGTACTACCAACAATGTGTCGACAGCAGGCGCGACATAATGCGTCGTACACTTTCTCTTGTGCGTCTTGTATGTGTTGACTGTCGCATAAGAACAGCCGCCAAGTGCAATCGCTAATGTTAGAACTAATGCTTTCATTTATCTCCTTTTTTAGTCCGCTACCAAGGAATTGAACCTTGCTTTAAGACGCTTATAAGACGCCTCCTGACTACCAGCCAGCCGTAGCGGTTATGTTCCTTATAGTCTCATATTTTTATGCGATTGTCAAGAATAAAATGATAAATTAAATTGCGGAGAGGGTGGGATTCGAACCCACGGTGAAGTTACCTCCACGCCGGTTTTCAAGACCGGTGCCTTAAACCAGCTCGACCACCTCTCCTTTGCAGTCTAGTTATCGTCTTTGGTTCCCCTGCCGAACCATCGTGCGTTTCGGCCTCGAATATCGTAATGAGTAAAACTTGTATATAAGCCGAGGCCGCCTGAGTCCATCTTTCCAGACTTGATTAGCTCTACTATTGCCTTCTTTACATAAGAGGGCATCAGGCCGGGTACTTGAATGTCTGCGGCTGAAGCTGTCATGTGTTGGCTCTTTCTTGCTCCACCGATGCGGCTATTGTATCTCGGAGAACGATAACCACTAATAACCTTTATTGGACGGTTCAAGTGCTCTCTCAAAGCTTGTAGATTCTTGGCCAGCTTTATAACATTATCCATATACTCTTCTGGGACGTCTGTGCCGTCTTTACATCTAAACTCTGATAAGCTAAAATTATTCTCTAGTTTCATTATTTTACCTCTGCTATAATCTCTTTAAGATTTTCTTTTTTCTTATTTTTTCGCCTGTCGAGATCAAAGAATAGTACACATGTATGTAAAATTCAGAATTATCTCCAACCAGATCCGCAACAATTCTAAATTGTTTTATTCGCCAGAAAGTCCTAGCTTCATAAAGTCCAATGGACACCTGCTTACAAAAGCCACCATCCGATACCAGATCATTTATGATAGGATCCCTAATCGTCTCACGTCGAGAGTACATCCCATATTTCTCACTTAGAGATGAGACGACCTTCTTATATTTTATTGCACAATTAAAGCGATCTATACCTGCTGGTCCCAAAATTAGAAGCGCAGTTGAGAGCTTGCCTGATTGATATTCTAGCTGTAGTTCCGCTTCCATCTCGTCGAGATCATCGCCCAAATAAACAATCAGGCCTGCGAGCGGGGTTCCTGTCATACGAGTATAACTATCTATCTTTGGGGCCTTGACGTGTGTGTCATACCACTCCAAACCCAAGGGGCTCATCAAGAGAATCAACACAGTTATAATCATATGAAACATAAACAACCTTAAAATAAGAGCCCGAAGTCGGATTCGAACCGACGACGTCCGCTTTACAAGAGCGGCGCTCTGGCCAACTGAGCTATTCGGGCCTAGGCCTCACGTATTGGTATAAACAATTATTGCTACCAACATGGACAATATCACTATCGAAATCAAATGACTCATCTGCTACCACTCACCCTCCACAACGATTAAAGCGCCACAATTAAAAGCACTCTCGTCATAGCAATGTAGACCATAATAGTATACCACACTTCTTACTATTGTTTTCATCTTTTTTGAGTTACCTGTGATTATCTTGCAAGGTACCTCAGTCCAATTAAGGAACGTCATTACCATATCTTCAGCTTCGTCATGACTATAATTATGTAAATCTAGTGATTTCATTTTCTTGCTAAGACAATCAATTTTTTAATATCTAAGGTGGTGTGCTCGTCGAAGTTCCTCCAATAAACTGTGGCCTTGCTTATCTTTGGGTGTACCTCAGTCACAACCCCTATAAGGACTGTGACGTAATCGCGATGCTCAACGAGATCTCCCAGCAGTACCCTTTCTTGTTCTAGCATTTTGTTAGCACCCCGGACAGGACTTGAACCTGTGACCCACGGCTTAGAAGGCCGTTGCTCTATCCAACTGAGCTACCGAGGCTTAGTTTTTATATAATGGCATATTTTTGATCAAGTGTCAAGTTTTTTTTCAACATTTGATGGATATTTCACTTTCCTGACCCACCTCAGAGAAATCCACCCCTTTGTCTGGCCTGCTCTCTTCTTAAGCCACTTTAAGCCAAAGTGAAATTCATAGCAAGTTCCGGGGACCATCTTCACCAACGCCCTGCCTTCTTTCTTTAAAGCGTCTAGTTCCATATCTATGTCCAACACCAAACCAATCCACGATTTATCGTAAAGAACGTGGTTCACTAGGTCGCCTATCTTAATTTCCTCTTCCTGTCGGTACCCTTTCAACTTGTTTCTTTTGCTCCTCGATTCGATCAGAGGCAATGGTCACAACAACTCCGAGAGAAACCAACGCGAGGATCCAAGCAACAAGACAGTATTGAAAGAACTTATCGCTCACCTACTGTTTTCTCCGGTATTGTCATGTTTTTTTTCATATTTTCTTGCTTTGCTCTCTTTGCTGCCGTAAAAATCATTGCTGTTAAGATTATTGCCATCAAATGAACGCGAAAATCAAACTTCACCGTACTAAACCCCTATATAAGATGTGGCATCCACCACTATAGACAACTTATAACTATATTCACTAAATAGGTCGCCGCGGCTTCTATTTTTAGCGTCCTTTATTAAAAATCTTAATTTCTTGAAGGCCTTTTCTGCATTAATATAAAACTCAACAGCCGAGAATATCACTTTTGCTGCGGACAGCACAAACGATTTGCTAGTATGCCTGAATGTTACTATTTTTTTTCTTTTTGTGTTAAACTCCATGACAACTTCCACTTCCGCATTCGAGCCTGATCCTGATTTTTTAAAGAATGGTCTTACATAGAAGTTTTCAAATTTTATGCCCTTTATCGTTTTAAATTCTGGAGAATAATGGCTTGTAAGGTATGAAAACAAGGCATCGACTGCTCCGTTGCCATGACTTTCAATTTCGTGACTCACTCTACCTTCTCCGGAGACAGTACTCTGCTGCCAGAACATTTTTATGAAGTTTTCTTGCTTTTCTTCGTCAAAACAATAGGCAAACCTAGACAGGCCCAAAACGATCTTATCATCTCCGAGCATCTCATCTACAATATCTTGAATTTTTATACGATTGTTTTCTTCCGGAGTTGGAGATGGCATTATTCTATTCTTTCGAGAGAGGTAGAAATCTTAAAAACCTTAGAGACATTCCCTATGCGACGAATGTCCCTCACTATTCTGGACTTTACATTCTCCGGTGCTTGGATTGAACCGGGAACAGTTGGTATAAACTTGATACTTAGACCTGCAATGTACTGCTCTTCTGACAGTCTTTGGTTTGCCACCACAACAGTTACGATAGTCACATTCGGCAGGGCTCTCATATCAGCTAGTATGTCATCCAAACCTCGCTGGCTATCTCCTCCCGTGACTGTGTAACCTATCATACAATAAAACTTGTATATACCCCTTTGTCGGCTGCGGCCTTTCTCTTCGGAGATGCCAGAAAGATATCTTTCAACCTCTTCTGCGATTGTTGGAGGATTAAATTGTGTAGCTATTGTCTTCTGTTTTACTGATTGATCTTTCAAATTGAACCCAACCTTGGGAAGTTCAAAATCCTCTGGTAGATCCCCTTTTGATTTTAACAAATTTGCAAGCTGCTTAAAATGATCTTCTATTCCGGGGGCGATGCCGGTACCCTTTTCCAAGAGCCACGAGCGCAAATCCTTAATTATTGCTCTAACATTGGCATTCATAGTATGCTTCGTTTTCGCAATTGTGAGCACTTGTTGCCACTGCTCTGGCATTGCCTTGAACTTATCCAATGCTTCGTCTTGAATTTCCCTCCACATTTCCGTCAACACATTGCTAATAGTTTTTTCAATCCCTTTATAGCTTTGGTCCATAAATTTTATCGCTGCCATCGATGCATCAATGACCTCTCGCGTCACTTCTGTGTCCAAAGAGAACGCAACTCTCGCGGTAACGCTACGATTCATGCCGGTGTGGTCGCCGTGAAAAGTAACCACCAGATTGTCTGGTATTGATAATTCCTCGATGACTCTCGGGGGCAGGTCGGCAATCGGAAGCTGCAATTGTTTTTGCATCAATATTATAAACTGCCTATTCAAACCCTGCAATTCTTTCATGAGTCTCTTGAGAAACTCATTGTTGCCGGGATATGCAGGCCGGCGATTGGGGTTTCCGCCTATTTTAATATCCAGTTTGTTAAGCATTCCTCCATGGCCGAGGGTGCCCATTCTATCTCTACCTTCTGGTAAATCAAGAGGAATGGCATTGCTATTGGTAAAGACCATCTGATCTTCGTCAGAAGAGCTAGACAGCTCAAAATTCTTTAAAGTTGACGCGAAATCGGCCAACTCTTCATTGGCAGCATCAAATGCTGAGGGCATCATATACCCCTCTTTGACAAGATACTTTTCGACTATTCGTTTCAGGTCAACATAGTTATCATCCATTGTTGAGAGTTCAGACAAGAATGAATCATAACCATCGGGGTTGGGTTCGTAGTCTTGTGCATTAAGCATCACTCTTATGTCTACTGTGCCGCCAGTCTCGCTAATATCTATATCATCAATGCCATAGAGGTTTCCTTCCTCCCTCAGTGTATCTTCCAATTCGCGGTCACTGAAGTAGTTTGGTAATTGGTACTCTGCACCTTCGAAGCGACCTAAATCGAATTCGAATTCGAAACCGCCACCAAAATACATGTACTCATCGATATCGTAATGATAGAAAGCATGTTTTATAGAGTCTCTATATTCTTCTTCCAGCTTATCTGCTTGAGCCTCGAAACCAGCAGACGGATCTGGTGGGGTGGTGGCAATGTTGTCAGACCCGGCCGCTTCAAGATCCTCATATAGTTCTGATACCTCTTCATCTTCTAAGCTTGGATTGTTCTTACTGATAGCTTCTTCAACGATGCGGCCGTCGTGGCCCTCGTCTTGGGCATCGAAGACCTCTTCGAGATAGCCTTCAGCATCAAAAACCATTGCCAATCGCCTGAGCGGGTCATCCTCTGCTATATTATTAAACCTGACCATGACAAAACCTTTGCGGTCGGAAGTGTACTGATCGAAATAGTTTTTACTGTCAGTAGCAGAGATGCACCATCTAGTGTTTTTGCCGTAATAACAGGAAGCGTCTTCTGTGTATGGCCTCACTGCGAAGATATCGTTATCATCATACACAATCTCTGAACCTTCCCTTGCTGTCTCTTTCTCTTGCTTTCTCAATTGCGTCTGCGATGCGCCGGTCTGTCTTACATCTGCCACCAGACTGGCCAAGCTCTTATATTTGTTGATGTCTTTCTCTGGCATTCTATCTTGATTGTTCTCAAAAAAGGCTAGAGAGTCTGCAATCACAAGGGATTGGTTTCTTAGAAATTGTTCTGCGCTATTCTCGTGGACTCTCTGAAAGTCCAAATGTTTCGCGGCCCACATAATATATTTCGGCACTGCTCTAGGGCCTAGTCTCTCTTCGATCAGGCCGCGCAATAGATCTATAAACCCTCTCTCGTTTAAGTCGTTAAATTTCTTTTTGGCATCAGAAAGCTTACCTTCAATAAGAAGCTCTAAGTCTCTTTCTTCGTTGAGGTAAGATTTCCAGATTGAATTGAAGTTCATATAGATATAGCACCCTTTTATGGTAATTAGTCACACAATAAACAAAAAGTCGCCCCAAAAGGGTACTCTCCGCTTTGAAATGTCAGGCAAAAACCTGTATCAAAAGTATACAGACCGAGAGAGCTATACACGATAGAGTCTTGAAAGTCAACATACTCTCACCCATATAGTAATAAGTCAAAAATGGAAACACCATATAAGACACACAATACCCGACAAAACGAGTGCCCCAAAGAGTGTTCCCTAGTGCTTCATTGCAGAGTCTCCAGCCGTACCAAAACGACAAACCACAAGGTATGCCATATAAAAGAACAGACAAGACTGGGCGTCCTTTCCAGAAGTCCCATACAAATTGTGAGTTTAACTGAAACCAGCTTAAAATTTGAGCTGCGAAAAAGATCGTGCATGCTAGTGCGAGCTTCTTGTAATCTATCACTGCAGTTCCATGTGTATGTTTTGTTTTATTAAATCTTTATTTATATCTTCTAAGATCAAGGTCGCCTTAGCTAGCTGGCCCACTGCTGCGACTGAAAGGCTGTATGCCTTGTTCTTTGTTTTATGAGGGTCGTCAATATTAGGAAAAGACTTTTTAATAAAGTTTCTAAGGAAAAGAGTGCTGGATAACATTTCGCAAACCAACTCGAAAGTAATTTCCGGTAGCACTTTTGCTTCCGTGAAATGGTCAGACAAAATATACTTCGCTCGACTATGAAGTCCTAATGACTTTTCGTAGATAGAAACTACTTCTTCAGAGGTTACTTGTACTCTTTTTGGATCTTGCTCTTTTGACACTACTTACGACTCGCTTAATTGCGTTTTTAAACTATCTAGACCGCCAACAAAATTTGTGACTCCTGTGGTGGTGTCATTTTTTAAAATCATAGGAACTGTTTCCCACTTGTAAAAAGACTTTGCATCAGCAATAGCTTCTGGATCCTCTGTGAAGTCAAAAAAACAATAATTGTAGCCTTTCTCTTTTAATAGATTAACTGCATCGATGCAGAATGAGCAATTTGTACGTCCATAGATAATAAAACGGCTATCCATGGAGAATTTCCCTCTTTGATATCGTTCTGTTTATCTCTTCTAGCGAGCCAAGGACAATGATATCAGTTCCTCCTGCTCCACGAGAAAGAGAAATCGTGCAAAAGTTATCTCCTGTTGCACCTTCGATGAGGCCCTCGTTGAGTCTCCTTACCATGTCGTCGTTGCTCCTAACATAGACAACGTGTTCGGGATTAATAAATATATCCCTTGTTCTATATCTCTTGCCTGTAGTCGTGGCGTTCCTGAAGATTTCTTTTAGTTTAACTATCATTTTCTTTTGTTCCTTTTTCTACACTGAACGTGTCTTTTTTTGCCACGTACCACTTTTTTCCTTTGTAAAATATCCTATAACTGTTTTTCTCTTTGTTTTCCCCGACCACCAGAAAAACTCCGGGCTTTGGTAGAATTTGAACATTGGTTATATTAGATTCACTATATCCGTTCTTAAGCAATACAGACGAAGGTATATAAACTAGGTTACTTCCCATAACTTAAACCCACCGAGCGTAAGACAAGAGGCTATCGTGTCGGTGTCGAGCCCAAATCTTTTCATCTATATTTATATCCAAGCATGTAGCTAGATTCCTGCCTTGTTCCCAAGCCAGCACCTCTTCCCGAAGAACATCTACTCGATGTTTCTCGTTGCCTCTCACGAAACTACCCTGTAATTTCATTGAAGGAAATGACTTGTGAAACGGTACTCCAATTATTTCAGTGTCTCTAATGAGCACATGACCAGCTTCATGTAACAAGGAATGAAGTCGGCTTGTTAAGTTTTGACAGGAGTTTATTTCTATTAGAGAAAGGCCCTGAAAATAACAATCGCTAAAGCCTCTCCCATATTCAACTTCTACATTATGTTGATGAAAGAGATAATTCTCTATCTTTTTCATGCAATTTTTAGCCCATTCTTTTTCCAAATTCGCCTACCTTATAATTAAATATACCAAATAATGTATAAAATGTCAAGGAAAAAGCTTCAAAATGAAAGCCATGGCTAGGCCAATAAGAGCAGTAAACAGCGTCCATATCATCTTTGAAGAGGTTGCTTTCCAAGCTTCAAGAGCCCGAATACGTGCATACAAACCTTCGTCTGGATTATACACTGCTTCTTTTATTTTTGCTATGTCATCAGCCATAAGTTTTTGGCTATCTTTGACTAGGTCGACGCCGTTGCATAGTTTATCAAGCTTAACGTCTAGTGACATTATCGGATCTGGCCTATTATCACTCATTCGGATTATCTCCTATTCTATGGAATAATTATAAATAGTGTCCAACAATTCATTCCGTTTGAATAATGGCATAATCAGTTGTAATCAGAGTTCCGACTACGGACACCGCATTCTGAAGTGCGCAACGGGTTACCTTCACCGGATCTATGATGCCTGCTTCATGCATATTTACAATATCTCCTGTGGAAAAATCTAACCCAAAATCATCTGCACTTGTATCGATTTGGCTCAAGGTCGATGCCACATCAAATCCAGCGTTCTTTGCCATCTGTTCGATGGGTGCGCTCAAAGAATTTAAGACAATCTCGACGCCCCTATCTTGATCCTCATTCTTAGTTGAGACTTTTAGCTGGTCTCTTGTTCTATAAAGAGCTAGACCACCTCCGGGGACAATACCCTCCATCTGAGCGGACCTCACTGCCTCTAGGGCGTCTTCGATCCTGTGTTTCTTCTCGATCATTTCAATCTCGGTTGGGGCACCGACGCGGATCACCGCGACGCCTGAAGCTAACCGAGTGATTCGCTCCTGCATTCTCTCACACTCATGGATTGATTCAGTTTGCTCGATCTGGGCTTTGATTGTTTGAATTCTTTCGTCAAGTTGATCAGAGTTCGAGGAACCATCGACAATTGTTGTCATTCTCTTGCCAATCTCAATTGATTTTGCAGATCCAAAATCTGACATTTTGACTGTCTTTAGGTCTAGGTCTGATTCTTTTGTAATATAAGATGCCCCGGTTGCCAACGCTAGGTCACTCATGATACCGCGCCTCTCCTCTCCATAACGAGGAGACTTGACTGCTGCAACTTTCATAGTGCCCCGTACTGCGTTCATAATTAGCGCAGCCAAGGCTTGGCCTTCGATTTCGTCTGCAACTATGATAAACGGTCTGGATTCTCTTGCTGCGATCTCAAGAGATGGTAGAATCTGATCAACTGTTTCAATCTTACTATCAGTAATCAAGAACATAGGATCCTCATATTTGACCACACCTCTTCTCTCGTCGGTAATAAATGCGTTAGCAGCATACCCGGAGTCTAGACGAAAACCCTCAACTAAATCCAGTGTAGTGTCATTAGATCTAGCCTCCTCAATTGTAATTGAGCCGTTCTTTCCGACGCGGTCTGCGGCTGTCGAAACTAAAGTCCCTATGGTTTCGTCTCCATTTGCAGAAATTGTTGCAATATGGCGTACATCTTCTTCGCTCATGACCGGGCGAGAATTAGACTTTAAATCCTCCACAACAGCAGATGTAACCAAATCCATGCCTCGCTTCAGATCTACAGGGCAGGCTCCGTTAGAGAGGTGTTCTTGGGCCTCTAAGAGCAGTGCACGAGACAAAACTGTAGAAGTTGTAGTGCCATCGCCTGCATCAGAATTTGTCTGTGCCGAAGCTTGCTTTACTACTTGCACCGCCGCGTTCTTGAACGGGTTTTCCAAGTCCAAAAACTGAGCAACAGTTACTCCGTCCTTGGTAATGATTGGGTTGCCATTAGTGGTTTGAATAATGACATTACGACCCTTTGGGCCGAGAGTTGTAGCGACATTGTCCGCCAAAATATTGACGCCATCGACAATTAATTGACGCAGGTCTGCGCCAGAGTTAAGTTCCTTAGTCATGAAGACCCTCTCTTTTTCAAGTGTATATTATATATTATAAGACATTTTGACCAAATGTCAAGTAGTTTATTTAGATTTTGAAGTTTTTAATTCCATTGTCTTGGAAATGATAGAACTTGAGGCAGTAATGGCCTCGTCAGCCTTTGAATCCTCTTTCATACCACCTGCAATATAGGCGTATGTGTTATCTTGGACGTTTTTTACATTCATGAATATGTCAAAAATTGACTCATTCAAGATAGAAGTCATTTTATTCAACATGTTTTGAGTGTTGTCTGCACCGACCAAAATTCTACCAAACAGTGCCTCTGATTGGCCCTTTGGTAGGATCCTCTTATCAGAAAAAGCATGCACCTGTGCAACAGCGGACTGATTTAGGTTGAACTGCTCTGTAGTCAGATAACCATAGGACTGCACAAGTGCTCTTTTTTTGCCGTCTTCATCAAGTTGGTTGTAAAAACTAACAGAATCTTCTACTGACGCAAACACGCCGGGTTGATTGAGCTTCTGGGTTCTCTCGTCCTTTAACACTGATCTAGAGTACATACTCATAACACTGGATTTGCCCGCTGCAGGGGGTTGACCTGCCACTGTTGTTCCGTTGTTGGCCCTAACAATAGCATATGCAATCCTCATTGCGAGGCCTGCGTTTGAGCCTGTGACGATTTTATTTATCTCTGGGGCATCCATATCATATCTGGGGGATCCGTCGTCAGCCTTAAGTTGTGACAGGCTTGTGAGGACTATTTCTGCTATTTTCTTTAGTTTTGCTCCGGATCCGGGCATCTTTGAATTACCTCTAGAGACATAAAGAGGCTGCAGGTCAAAATCTTCGTCGCGTTCTTCACCTTTTTTCAACGCTGGATTCGGATCATATAGGAGAAATATATCATCATTTTTTGACCAATTCAAATTCTTTGTTATGACATCCATACCCTCTTCATCAATTTGCATATCGGGTCGATTTCGATGGCGATCATTCATTGCTTCAAGTTCGGCTCGGAATGCATTAATGAAAACTTGCTCCATCTTCTCTGGAGATGGTATTGCCGATCCGGGCAGGGTAGCTTCGAAATCTTCCACTCTTCCCGAGATATAATCGACTGGGAGCATGACACACTTCTTAGACTTTAAGGATGATCTTGCAAGGATGTCGAACACATTATCAAGAGTGAAGTCAAACCTGTACCACCTGAGTACACCATTGATATCTAGGCCTTCTTTCTTTCCCCCTTCGAATTCTTTTGTCACAGCCAAATATCGCATCAAAGCATGGTCGAACTGAGGATTGACTAGGTCTCCTACCAAGTCAGTAAAGCTGCCACCGACGTGCAGCTTCTTTTCCTGATACAATTTAAGACTGACAGGCATATTAGTGCCATCGGCGCGGCTGATAAAGTCTGCGATGGTACCTGTGTTTGCTTTTACTTGTTCACCGTTTACCAGAACAGCCAGAAATGACTCAAAGTTAAAGCCCGCTGAGGCGGCATTAAAGTTTGATATTACTTTTGTCAGTGTCTTGAAGAAAACCAAATACGACAGCGCGACGGCAATTCTTTCTGCCGTTGACGCGTTTGGGTTATCTTGAAACATTTGTGCCATGGCAGCATCCGGATCTTCATAAAACTGAGAAAGAGATTGAATCTTTGCTACAAAGTCGCCGCCCTTAATATTCTGAAGGAACTGCATCAGCCTCTGTCTTTCAGGTCCTGCGATTTGCTCACCGCCTTCCGATCCAACGATATTGGTCCATCCAAGTTCTGTCACTGATATTTCTGGTATGGCCTGCAAGGTGAAGGTGTAGTTCTGCTTATCTTCGACAAACAACCTTCTCTCTTTTAGTAGCTTAGAATCAACAGTCTTGAAGATGTCTGTCTCCAAGGCCTCACTTATAGCCCGATATAAGCCATCAAGGCTGAGTATGTTTTCCTCGCTATCCTTTCTTAAAAAATTCTCTACCATCTTATCAAACATAACTGTCTTTCCTTGCTATCAAATTATCTCATCAGCCAGACCAAGATCTACGGCTTCTTCAGCTGACAAATAAACATCTACTTTTTTCTTTAGTAGGCTTTTTATCTTTTTCTCGTCCATGTTTGTCTCTTGTGCCAAATTTTTGACGTATTGACTCTGGATCCATCGGACTTCTGCGATTTCATTTTCCATGTGTGGAAGGGAGCCATGGTAGCCACCCATAACACTGTGGATCATTACTCTGCAATTTCTGCCTATCTTTCTTTTCCCTTTTGTTCCGGCTGCGAGGAGAAGGACACCTGCAGACATAACCTTTCCCAAACCTACTGTGGAAATGTCATATTCTTGTCTCACCATCCTCATTGTATCGTAGATAGAGAACATATCAGCGGCATGACCGCCGTGTGTGGACACTATCATTTCAATTGGATCGTGTACGGTGACTATTTCTGACTCCGGGTCTTCAGGATCAACGTAAACTTGCTTTTTGCCCGTTTCTTTAAAATACATCAATGCGCTCACAACGTCGGCACTGGTATGCTCTGTTACATCTCCATAAAGATTTATGACTCGAAATGAAAATTTCTCATCCCGTGGTGGCTCGATATTGTTGATTATAAGGATGCGGTTATCATCCTCTGCCATAAAGAGCCCATCATCTTTTTGATCTAGGGATTCTTCTGATTCCTCGCTCTCTTGGTCTAGTTCAGGCTCTTTTGGATCGGGAGTCCCGTTATTATTTTCCATTTGATATCGTTACCTTATTTCCTTTGGGGGTTAACTCAACAACTTCGAATTGCAATCCCTTAGCAAATGAGACCCACGAAGACTTATCTTCAAATGATCTTGTCCACAAAGTTATAAACTCGTTACTACTCGTGTCTACTCCTTCGCCGATCTGCTTCCACCCTTTAAATTCTTTCTTCAATCTCCTCAAGGAAGATTTACTTATACCAGCTATCTGCACGGTATACATAAGGGGATCTTTGTCGTCCCCAACATTTAGTTTTCTAAACCACGCGAAGCCCTTCATCTTTTCTCCCTTCTTTTTAAGACCTCAAGCGCTTGAGACCAATTTTCGTACCGATAAAATCTCAAAAATGATTTAGGAGAAGTCAAGATCATCTTAGATATTACTAAGTCTCTCCAGTTCTTAACTACCGCTTCATCAAGAGCTTCCATCTTCTTTATTATCTCTTCTGGTAAGTCGGATTCCCGATAAGCGCGTTGCTTAATCCGAATGGCTTGCGCCATGTCTGTATCCAGTGCCAAAAGAATTCCTAAGATAGCTCTCTCAAGCTCCATAAAGATGTAAACGCCGTGGCCTATGTTCAGGACTCGTGAAGAGAGAGCATAGACGACGGCGCCTAGGAAAAACCATAAACCATTTTCAAACATAATAAATATGTTACCCTAATCTGATTAAAATGGCAAGTATTTTAATCAGATTTTTTACTTTTTAATACTAGCAAGATTTAAGAGGCGCTTTGTCACTCTTCTGGCAACTTCTGCGACAATTTCTTCTCTCGTGTCTTCGTTGACGTCTGCTTCGTCTTCTTGAATAGTCTCCTCATTATCTGTGGACTCTTCAATTTCTTCGTCGACGACGGACTCCATGACGTCTTCTTCGTCTGCGACGGGGACTTCTTCATCAGAATCAAGATCTGGAGCAGGTGTATCATCAGGTGCCGGTGCATCTTCAGATTCCATTGAGGCCTGTACGCCTCGCTCTTTAAAGAAATCGACAATCATGCCGAGAAGCTCTTCTGCAGCATTCTCCAACTCAGGAGAAGCTTCAGCTTCCGGAGCGGCATCCATATCGAGATCAATCTCGGGTTCAGGCTCTGCGTCCATATCCATGTCCATGTCGCCTTCTGGTGCAGCGTCCATGGCGGGTTCTTCTTCAGACATGTCGTCGTCGCGATCATAAACCGGATCGTGCATTCCCATGCCCTCTTCGATCTCTTCTTCGTTAACTTCGGTGGTGTCTGCGTCTTCCTCCACGGTTGATATTTCATTGATTCGATCAGAATTGATGCAGTCCACTGCGGCTAGCTTCAAAAATCTGCGAATTGTGGCCTCGTTTAATAGGGCCTTCTGGTTATCCTTCTTGCTCATTTTGGTTTCTCCTAACGTTTCCTAAAATTATAACAAGTTTTTCGAAAAACTTGAACTAATAAATTTCATACCAGTTCTTAGATAAATAGTCGGTTTATCACTAAAAAGGACATTATTTAGCAAAGTTCCTAGACAACTTTGATATCAGTCCATCCTCGATCTGTTTTATTCTCACAAAACTTAAGTTTAATCTTTCTCCAATCTGCATCAATGTCATTGGACCATGTTTCTCTATGGAAATCAAACTACAATTATTATCTTCTGCGAAGTCTATCCACATTCTGCACTCTCTCTGTTCGCAAGCAGAGTTAGATAGTACGCATTCACTACAACATTTTTTCATAAATCTGGAAATTCCTTTGCTATCATGTCAAACAAGTCTTCTTCCTCTTCCTTGGAAAACGAAAATAGTCTTTTGTTTTCTTCTCCAGACTTTATCAAGTTTGATGTCTTTTTAATCTTATTTTTGCCCTGCTTGGCCAGCTCTATTTTGAGTCCAGTGATAAAATCAATTATTCTTGGATCACTCTCTAGGTACCCGCTGACCATGCCTCGAAAAAACTGCACTTGAGTCAAGCCGTCGTGTCTCAACCTTATTCTCAAGTCTGCGTGGCGCTTGTCAGAGTCTTGAAACATTATGCTTTTTCCTTCTGACCCATACGAGTATATTTGTTTTTTATCTGACATTTAGAATATGAGTCCCGCTCTCAGACTGTGCAGAAGAGGACTGAACTATAAACTTAGCCCGGGCTCTTAGCTCATCTTGGGTTTTAGCGCCGGAGTACGAGAAACCGCTCTTTATGTTTCTTTCAAGCTTGTCGATTATAATTGAGACTGGACCTTTGTAGGGGATAGTGGTCGATACCCCTTCTAAGGATCTTGATTCGCCCCTCCAAGCTACTTGTGCCTCTTGACTGGCCATGCCGCGATATACCTTGTACCTTTTACCCTCTGAAGATGTATACATCTCTGCAGGCGTTTCGTCAGTTCCAGCCAACATTGAGCCCAACATCACAAAGTCTGCGCCGGCGGCGATGGCTTTTACTATATCTCCGGCAGTCTTAATTCCTCCGTCAGCTATCAGCTTCGCTGAGCCTTCGGAATATGCACATGAAAGTACCGAATGAAATGTCGGGACCCCATGGCCGGTCTGAATTCTCGTTGAACATATAGAACCTCCTCCAATGCCAACCCGGATTGCGTCAGCACCCCAATCAGACAAATCCCTAAATGCCTCGGGCGTAGCTACGTTACCAGCTATCACGGTCACAGATTCCCCAAAAGCATCTTTGATAGACTTTATGGCCTTCTCTGTTAAGGTGTGATGACCATGAGCAACATCAATGCAGACGATATCTGCTCCGGCATCTCGAATGGCTCGGGCCCGGTCGAGAAAATCGGATGAAACCCCTATCGCAGCTGCAACCGTTGCATTCGCTGATGATCTCACCAGCTTGCACTGCTCCTCTATGGTGTTATATCGATGAATAATACCTAGGCCGCCATGGGCGTGCATTGCCTTCACCATATCAGACTCAGTAACGGTATCCATAGGGCTGGAAATAATAGGTAACGAAAAATTATGTGGGCCGATGGTTGCGCCGATGTCAATACTTGATCTAGATTCAATATCACTATCTCTTGGTACCAACAATACGTCGTCGAAACAATATGTATTATTAAACATCATTCTGCTCCACGTCTTTTAATATTTTCGTTGCAGTATCCCAACAACTTGGGCAATATAGCCGCACAATTTCTTCTTTTTCTCTGACTACGACTCTCCAAGTTGAGACCATTTCTTTACTTGTTTTATCAAAGGGCGTCTCACAGGCGTTACACTCTTGAGGTATCTTGTCAAATAGGCCAATTTTTTCTGCCATATCCTTTTCGGCTGCCTTCTTTTTCTTTCTTCGCAGTTTTCTTTCCATGGAAGCCATTAGAAATCACCAGATGAGCCGAAGCCACCCGAACCACGAGAAGTGACTTCACTGTATATCGCGTCGTTGTCTATTTCTTCGATGTCGCAAGTAACAATTGGAACCAGCACTGCTTGTGCGATCTTTTGTCCTGCTGCGATCCTTTGGACTTGGCCGCCTATGTTATTCAGGTTTACGAAGATTTCTCCATCATATCCATTGTCGACAACACAAGCACCAGTGACAAGGCTCTTCTTTGTTGCAACGCCGGACTTGTTCTTTATTTCTAGCATGTACCCTTCTGGTACTTCTATTTTAAGGCCGGTTGGAATCAAAGCGCCAGCATGACGAGGGATTGTTATTGTTGCCTCTTTATTAAAGGGCATTTCCTTCTCTGGCGGGCAATAAAATAAATCCATTCCGGCATCAGTGGGGTGTGCCCGGACTGGCAATTTTGCATTTTCTCTTATTTTGTAAACTTTTAATTTCATTTTCTATCCTAATAGTCTAAAGTCTGATCGTAATCGTCTAGTACTAAAACCCCACTGGGGGTCATAGTCTAATCTTGCCATATACGGCCTATTGATATGTATTCTATCTTGACCGGGTCGAACTCCCCAACATTTAATAGAATTTACCTCACTGTTGCTATCTATAACCTTAACAATGTAGTAATCTTTGTTGTTCTTGGTTTTCTTTTTGATTATCTCCCTTGGCACAAACCAAGCAAGCTGCAAGTCAGTATCAAATTCGCTGATAGGCGGGACTCGCAACTCGTCCAAGCGTCTTCTGATGTGTTCATTCATAACCAAATTTAATGGAAAGACGCCAGTTAAATCTACCAAGTACTGAATCTTTTCCTCTTCTAAGAAGTCTCCCTCATCTTGATACTTCTCGATGTTTTCAAGTAAGTTCTTTTCTTTCCTAGGTCTATCGACTGCAACTGCAGACCAAAAATGCTTAAGTCCTGAGAATCTCTCATCCATTAGACAATTCATGGTCTGGCTGCGCACCAGAACGTCGATGGCCTTTTTGTTTAACTTGCTATATATAATATTCTCGTTAAAGAGAAACTCCTCCGCGGTCTGAAAGGGTCTATTATCTATAATCTGCTCTATGGCCTTATCCCCTAAGCCTTTCACTGACGTTAAGGGTTGTATTAGAGTTTTCCCATCTTCGGAAATTTCCCAGACGACTCCAGAGGTGTTCAAATCCAAAGCCTCAATTCCGAAGCCATTGCTCTTAGCTACATTAATTGCTCGTTCTTTTCTTGTATCCGGCTCCTTATCCAAAAAAGCCGCTACCCACTCTGGGGTGTAATAATGCATCAACCAAGCGCATTGATAAGATAACATACAATATGATACAGCGTGAGACTTATTAAAGCCGTAGCCAGAAAAATACTCGAACTTCTCCCATAATTCCTTGGCTTCATATTTCTTAACTCCCTTTTCAAGGCAACCAGCAAGAAACTTTGAAAAGATCTTATCCTTTGCTTCTTGGACCGCGCCTGTACCTTTCTTAGTTAGTAGCTTTCTTAACTTATTACCCTCATCAAGAGAAAGATCTTTGCCCAACTTGTGTGCCAACATAGCAATCTGCTCTTGGAAAATCAAAAAACCAAAGGTCTCTTCTGTTACTTCTTTCACTACATCATTTAAATAATCTACATCGCGAGGCCTTCGCTTGGCCGCAACAAACTGCTTGTCAACTCCAGCCCCAAGAGGGCCCGGTCGGTAAATGCTTGTGATAGCCGCCAACTCAATAATGTTATTAGGTTTAGCTCTCTTGCAGAACTGTTGTGCTCCAGCTTCTGTAAACTGGAAAATACCTGCCCACTTACCTTTGTGAAAGACATTCTTCCACACAGCCTCGTCCTCCAGATCCATCACTTCAGGGTGCAGGTTTTCTTCATAGTATTTTTTTACATCATCAAAGGTAGGATCATTAATGTTGTGATGCCTTTTGAGGATATGTCGAATAGCTCCCTCCAACATCCTTAAAGAAGCCAGACCCAAAATATCAAATTTGATAAAACCCATTGGTTCTAGGTGTCTGACGTTCTGACCTTCAGACCATGGCGTCTGGCGCACACCACCGCTATTAATTAGCGGCATCCACTCATCTAGATTCTCCCCTATAACAACGCCGCCGGCGTGCCTACTCGCAGACCTAACTTGGCCATACAAAGTTTCCACATGGGTCTTAATATCTGGATATTTTCTGAGGAAAATTTTTAGTGTTTCTGAATATTTCATTAACTCTTCGAATGTGGGGTTATAGACGCCCGACGTTATGCCATGTTCTTGTTTGGCCAGTGGTGTGGCCTCATATATCATTTTTCCTGTGACTTCGTTTACTTCTGTGAACGGTATGCCATAGAATTTTGAAATATCCTTTATCAGAGATCGCAACTGTAAAGTGTTCCAGTTAGTAATTGGAACCACCGTGTTGTCACCCCACTCTTCAATCAATGATTCTTTCAGGGTCATTGGGTCGGCAACATCGTAGTCAATGTCTGGATATCCTGAGCCACCCTTTGTCAGGAATCTTTCGAACTGAAGTCCATACTTTATAGGATCTACTTGTGTTATACCCAAAACGTAGGCCACCAAAGAGCCCGCTGCAGAGCCGCGGCCAGCTCCAGTTAACTGCTTGGCTGCAGCGCGGTCTGATATAGCCTTCATTGTCAAAAAGTATTTACTAAAGCCGCGAGACTCAATGACTGACACCTCATGCTTTAACCTATCTGCGTATTCTTTGTTTCCAGACAGACCAAGTTGTCTAGTTCCCTCCAAGCAAAGCTTAGCCAAGGTCTGCACAGCTGTTGCACCGGGAGGCACTATGAAACCGGGTAGCCGAACCTCGTTATCTGGAGAGAACTCCTCAATTTTGTTATACGCAATGTCGTGGGTTCTGGTGATAGAGTCCATAACTAGATTGTCGTCATACTCAACTCCGCACTCCTTTGAATATTTCTTGTAAGACTCCCACATTTGATCGCCATTTTTGGGATACAATTCGTAGCCAATCTCTTCAACGTCGACTGGCAACTCGTCGCTCATCCATTCTGGGCGCTTTCCCAGCCAGCCAAGTCGCTTGTACAACTCTCTGTCCTTCCAAGCCTCTGGATTATAGTAGTGACTATCAGCCGTGGAAATCAGAGGAACTCCAAACTCGTGGTGCATCTGAATAATATAGTTGTTTAACTCATGCTGCTCTGGGACATTATTCCACTGCAATTCGCCGTGCCACCTGTCTCCAAAGATGGATTGCATCTTCTGTGTTACCTTTCTAAAAGACTCTAGAACTGCGTCTGGGCCTTCTTCTCTGTTTTCCCAAAGGCAGCCTGCATATACGCCACCCAAACAAGCAGAGGCAGCTATTACACCCTCACTATGACGCTTTAAAGCTGCATAATCAACCCTCGGAAATCGGTAATAATTCTCTGCTCGATAACTATCAGAGATCAGCTTAAATATATTCTTTAATCCTGTGGGGTTTTGAGCCAAAAGAATAAGATGGCGACGGCGATTTAAGATGCTTTTGATCCTCTTCTTCGAGGATTCTTCGTCTTCAACCGTTGCACCGGACTGCGTACCCACGAGCTGAGACTTGTTCTTGGTCTCCTGTCTGATTTTGTCGTACTCGCTTCTCCAGTTGGAAATAGATGGAATGAAGTAAGCCTCCACTCCAAAAATAGGCTTGAACTCTTTACCATCTGCGCGCATCTTTTGGGCGTGCAGTACCTGATGTGCGAGGCCGTTGGCATTTCCGTGATCTGTGAGTGCGAGTGCATTCATGCCGTTTTGATATGCAAAATCCATATGCTCACTGGGGTAGCCCAGTGCATCAAATATACTACCTGCAACTGAGTGGGCATGCAACCCAACAAAAGGAATCTCTGGAGATTTCTGTGCTTCTTTAGCGGAGTTCATTCATCAACCTAACAAGCTCTTCATTGATTGTGAGCAGATCCTCGTTTAAGTCCTGTAAAGATTCCCTAACTTCGGCCAAGTCTGGATTAACACTCTCTGTTGAGAGTGCTTCTGTCAAACTTTCTACAAATTCCTGTTGAACCCTGCTCAACTGCATGTAGTTCATTGGAAATCCAGCTTCTTCTTTTATCGTGTACGACAAATCATTATATAATTTGGCTGTTTTCATCTTCTGTATTTACTCCGTAATATTTAGATCTCTTGAACATCTTATCGCTTGGCCTTTTTAGTACTCCGCAATGAGGAGACTGCATATAGTTGCAGTAATTCCCCCAACAGTCAATATTGTAATACCAATCGATTTCTTTAACTTTTGATTCTTCTATCATAGCAGATTTAAAAATTTTGTCAAGCTTAAAATGACGAGAAGACCATCTTTCTTTGAGTGGAATATTCTTATCTCCGCCGGTGCACGATGCCTTCAACTGGTACACATAATTTTTGTATTCTTTTGCATTCATGGTGAATCCCAAATACTCTCCATCTCGAACCGTCTTTCCGTTGTGCGAAATAAAAAATGCCTTACTGCTAGATATAGCCTTTCTGTCCTTCTCTATGGATGCCGGATTATACACCCCCTGAGGGAACGCTACGTAATATCTGCTTGGAATCAGCCATTTACTTATCTTGCCACTGATTATGAATGCTGTGAGTGCACCATGCAGCGCAGACCAGCCCAAGCTATCTCTCCTGTCTCGATCTTTTGGGTGAATGGGTGTATAAAATATTGGGATCCTCCTCCTATGATCAGTGGGAAACCTGACAAACGCGGCCTTTGCAAGATTGTATGGGTCTTCTATAAAATCTCCCATCCTCTCCTTAATTAAAGGCTGCATGTCATCATTGCAGACAACCCAAATCGTCTCACAACCAGCATAAGCACACTCAACCACGGCACGTTCGATGGCTAGATAATTTGAGTTAATTGGCTGCATAGTGTCATGCCACGGAAATCCAAAATCGGACGGAGGACAGGCTACCGGGACGATTCCTGCAAGATGGAACCCACTTGGGTTCTCATGACCGCTCTCTAGCATGTTCCTCTACAATCTTTTCCGGTGTCAACTTCAAGAATACCACCTTGCCTGTGTCGATAAATTCATTTCCCTCTATCTTAAGTACCTCTCTGTGGCTGTGTTCAACTTTAATACTGTAGTGCTTTGGTTTGCTCCCTATATTCTTGCTGCAGACTGAACCTTTGATTCCCGACCGCCTCATCAGGTCTTCCACCTTGAATTTTGCCATTGTGTCTGAATAGTCGAAATCCCTCAATTGTTCTTCCGTCATATAAGAGACAGCCACTGCATCTTTTTTTGTTTTATTACCGGGGATTCTCTTGGAAATGTAGAATATCAAATCTTTAACAAACTGCTCTTCTGTTTCTAACTTGCCTTTGTCGTGCAGCATGCCAGAACGAACACTGAACCAGTCAAGAACCCTATATTTTGATTTGCGGATCTTTTTCACTTCGTTTGGAAATGATACTTTTTCGCAATCAAATATAAAACACTTATCATACTCACACTTTACATTTATATTACCCATTGATACGACAATTTCATCATTGGTGACCCTCACCGATTCGACGCGCTTTCCATGGGGAACCTGACCAGCCATGGCCAATTCAAAAACTAAAACGCTCCAGACATCGTTCTCGTTTTTACCAGAAAAGGTCGGAACTTCACATTTTAACAAATCGTACTCAAAAGGGCCGCGGACAGATGTTAAGATTAAGTTATAATTATTATAGTGTGCATATAATGCTGCAGCAAGACAGTTTCCTATCACATAACTCGTTTTTTCTTTGTTCTTTAAAGGCATATTTTGTCGACAAAATCATACCTAGAGTAAAATGCGTCATAAGCTGCTAGTGCATACAAGGAACTAGGCCTAGCATACTTGGGGCCCTGAATACATGCCATCTCTTCTTCTGGCAGTTCTTCCTCTTCTTCCTCCTCTTCTTCATCTTCTTGGAGGCAGGCGGCTTCATCTATTGCAGTCTGCACAGCTTCTGAAATGGTTCTCTCGTTTCGAGCACCGGCTCTGCGAGTAATTGCTGAATAGTACTCAGCACCTGCTGCAACGAGACTCTGATAACTATCTCGTACCCACTGATCTGGTGTACCTATTATGAACGCCATCCCTTGCGATCTCCTCATGGCATCGACAACTTGAGCTTCATCCCAAAAGTCTCCCTGTCCCGGCTCATCACCCATGACCACAACTATTCTGTGGTTCATTGCAGACAGATCAATAGAGTGTACTGGATTATTGGGATCGTTGGTATTCCATACTATATCATCTGGCGTGCCGTCTTGGTCCCAGTCAATTAAATCATCTGTGAAAAAGTCACCCATTGCATCGAAAGTATTCTCAGAACTTCCTCCTTGATTTATCGTTCCGTTTCGAAGATTAGTCATTAAAATTGACACTGCGTTAGACATGTCATCGTTTGAAAACGCATCGAAACCGGGGACGCAAGTATGGGCCGGGACAGACAAATATGGGTCAAATTGATGGTCGTTGCCCACGACCGCAAGCAAGTAACATATATCCACTGCACCTTCGTCAAACAAATTTTGTATAGTATTGGTGATCGATGTAAAAGCCTCATTAAGCTCGTGTGCCTGCATTGATCCCGATATATCCATGACTATCATAACTGCGACAGTGCCCTGATTAAATCCCTCATCTGGTATACCGTCGCAATCATCGTCCATCTCGTTGCAGCGTTCATTGCTAGGTAAAATTTCTTGCAAACACTCAAAATAGTCCCACGCAGGCGCGCCTAGGTCATCTTCTCGCTCTTCACAGAATGCCAACCCGACCCTGCATGCACTTCCAGCAACATATTGTGGTCCGTCTTCTCTTCTGTCAAACGTGTTAATTTCGCTCGTTAAGACATCCGTGGCACAGAGCATAGTCAAGGGTCCACCATTGGGACCTTCGTCTATTAATTCATCACAATCTTCATCGATGCCGTTGCAAATTTCTGGCTGCGGGACATATGTCGGGTTTCCACACTCACAATTACCTAAGCCTTCGTCTGTGAGGCCGTCGCAATCATTATCAATGTAGTCGCACAGTTCGTCCGGTAGATCTCCACATTGTCCACATGCATTTAAAAGCCCCTCATCGGTTTGTCCGTCGCAATCGTTATCAATGTTGTCGCAAGTTTCGTCTGGAAGTGGCCCGCATCGGAAACATGCGTTTAGAAGCCCTTCATCGGTTTGACCATCGCAGTCGTTGTCTAGAGAGTCACACACTTCTACAGGGACGTCACCACACTCACCGCAAACATTAGTCACGCCTTCGTCGACGGTTGCGTCACAGTCGTCATCTAGATTATTGCAAGTCTCCTCCATTGGAGTTCTTTGCTCACGGCAAGAGTGATATCCCCAGCCAAAATCAGTGTCATCTTCACACTGTGCGACACCGCCATGACATATGCCCACTTTTATTGTTTCTAGCGGAGCATCGTAACATGGTTGCGACAAGGTATTGTTTTGACTTGTGTTTGGAGCTTCATTTACACTACCGTCGCAATCGTCGTCGAATCGATTACATATTTCCACCCTAGAGTTGACCACCTGCCGACAGTCGGACCACTCAGTTATCATACACGTCCTTTGCCCATATGCACAAGGACCTAACAGGCCTTCGATCTCGCATGGGTCGGTGGATCCGGCGGGCGTGCACACGACTGGTGGTTCAGCGTCGGCGAAAGCGTCAACTGCAGCGTCGACGGAGGCGTCCCACTCTAGTATATGCCCATCGGCTTCTGCGTCAGGGTCGGGAGACACATCCCTAGCTAAAAGAAGAATGTCAGTTGGAGGTGTAGTTGTAGTTTGATTAGTGGCTGCATCCTCGCAGCCAAAGATAATAAAAATTATCAATAATATTAGTGGTTTAGCCCATCTCATTTTTTAGTCCATGTTTCTTGTTTCTTTGAAGGCTGCCATAGTTATCGGAAAGTGCTTTTCAGCAATTGTCTGACAAGCTTTTGCAACTTGTTGTATCTCCCACTGTGCGCCAGAATGTGATCTTAGATTGATGAACTTTATTAAATTATGTAAATTGCATGTTCCATAATAAGAGGTATATAAGTTCTGCGGGAGGACACCGCGGGCCTGCTCTCTGCAAACCCCCTCTTTAACTAGTGAATTGTAAAGCTCTAGAGAGCATTTATTGTGCATCTTCACCAGCTTGCTGGCTTTGTTAAAACACGAAAAATCTGCAAACCGATAGCAGGAGAGCGGATCGATATCCTCGTCTTTGCTGGCCTGCCTATTAGATTCGTGCTGCGTTCTGAATTTTGAAGGCTCGTAGAATTCCATATCTATAGATGTGTATCTTCTGCTTATCTCATTATACGCCCACGTCCTATGCCTATGGTGCTGAGACCTTATGAATAAAGGGACAGTGAACCTAAATGTTAGGGAGCAATGTTCAAACGGAGATGTGTGATTATTCTTAATCAGATACTTTATCAGTTTTTCATCTTTTTCGTCGATCTGGGTGCGGGTCCTACCGAAAGAAACCCTAGCAGCATTAACTGTAGTAATATCCGAACCCATGTGATCGATGTACTCTACTTTACCGACCTTGTCTCCAAACAACTTAATAACCTGACTCACGCTACCCTCTTAACATTCCCACAACATAGTTCTCAAGTATCAGATAATAGCTTTTATCTCTATGGGATACTTCCTCTATCATCGACCTCTCAATGATAACGTCACGCTCTGATTGTAACGATGCCCTGTTTAATGTCTTAAGGGCAGCGTTGCAGTCATCGGATACATCAAGAACTGTTGCTGTTACATATCTAGATTCTTTCGGCTTGTAGTCGTCAGGGAGAAGTACCCCGGACTGCGATTTATTCTTTTCCTTTTTAGTCGTGTGCGGTACAATTAACACGTGACGATTAACGGGAACTAGCCGAGGGGGAATACTAGACATTTGTACCCACCCCTCTTTTAATCTCAGAAAACATATCTACCAACTCTTCAATGTCCGTATCGGCCTTCATCAACCTATAGGCCCTGATCGCAGTGCGCATCTCATCTTTTGAGAGCCAATCATTTTCGTGATAGCTTGCTCGTAAGTCTCGTTTCTGGTCCTTGAATGGCTCCATGGCCTCTTCGAGTGCAACAAACGATTTAACAAAATTAATAATGTGGCTCTGCTTCTCTTTGGCCAACTCACTCACTGTCTTGGACATGCGTCCTCCTTTTTTTGATTGTTATAATATGATTATAGACACGTTTGATCATAAAGTCAAGACTTTTTTACAAAAATTTAACTTCACAAGCTCCACCAGAACATGCTACCTCGCCCTTAAGATCAGTGTTGTCTTCCTCTTCCTTGATCTTCGACAAATCAACATCAAACAATGCTAACATCATAGCCTCATAAGTCTCCTTTGAGCAATCTTCGAATGGAGCCTGAATATAGGAGCCGCCGTCGAAAGGCAAGACTGAAAGTCCATTATAGCAATTTCTGTTTTCCCACATCCACTCTCCAACGTCTGGCCATTCAGCATCCTTAATAGAAATGGTAGCGGAGACGTTGTGCGTGTTTTGCCCCTTGATAAATCCGGGCTTTACCCAATTATCTGTTATATTCTTCACCCTCTTGAGCAGTTGAAGGGCGGACTCTGTTCTAGTTACTGCATTTTCAGGGGATGCTTGTGGTACCGAAATTATAGCAGTATCGTGCGGTCGAAAGTACTCATCCTCAACGAGTTCTGGGTGGTTCTGTGCCAAGTAATTGTAGATCGGCTCGGACTTGCCGACCCTAATCCTGCGTATATAGAAATCGTTGTGCCATGCATGGATGCCACTAGATGTTCCGAGTGTTAGTGATGTTGTACCTGCAGGCTTTACACACGTAGTTCTGGCTGCGGGTCGAATACCAATAAGTTCTGCTGTCTTGGCATTTTCTTCTTTCACAACAGCTGCAGCTGCTGACATGTCCAGTTCCAAAACCTTGCCTGATGCTATCCCCGTCATGGATACGCCGATCAAAGCATCTTTCTCTGTGTTTCGCCTCCACACATCTCTAAGATAGTGGAAATCGGTATAACTAGCCTGAAGCGTTCCAATGAAGGCAGCGGCACGGACTCGCTCGTTGAAGTCCTCTTGGCTTTCGATGTTACTAACGTTTACTTCTGTCAAATTACAGAACTGGAACGGTCTCAGTCCTATTTCGCAGCAAGGGTTTGTGCCCCAGTCCTTGTCATTAGAGAAATAAAACCCGGGCTCACCGGCGCCGGAGGCGCGTACTCTTTCCCAAAGGCCCATGAAATAATCCTTGGTTATCTTGTGCCTCAACAAAACAACTGAATTGTTCGCTCTGCCGCGCTGTGGGTTTTCTTCCCACCAGTTGCCTGTTTTGGCAGACAGCATCTCACCGTCATCTGCACTAAACAAGGAAATAAGAGCGGCTCTTCTGATACCGCCAGCGAGGACTGCATCTGCTATGTGACAAATAATGTCATGCACTTCGATGGTGTTCAATTTATCACCGTCTTGTTTTTCAGAAAGCATGCCGCCGATCTTGACGATACACTCCTTCAAAGGTTGAGGGCCGGGAGCTTTTCCTCCGGAAGTTATAAGTCTTGACCCCTTTGGTCTGATGTCGGAATAATCGAACCTTATTAAAGACCCGCCATTAAAATAATTCCTTATAAGGGCTTTGACAGCGTCTGCCCAGCCCTCGATACTATCATTGACAAGAAAGCGCCGAGTCCGATTGGTGTTTGGCTTGTGTATTTCCGGGAGGCTCTCCACATGGTGGTGTTGCACACTATACCCTACGCCTGTTCCCCCCAAGAGAAGGAACATAATTTCTCCGAATACACGCTGGTCGTCAACTGGAGCATATGCACAATTGAATACTCGATTTGGAGCTACCTCAATCGACTTTCCGCCGAACTGCATAGACCTCATGGATGGGAGCACTTTCTTGTCATAAACCATCTTATATGCCCGTCTTATATGAATCTCCATATCAGGAAACTTCTTTAAATGCATATTCATGTTTCTAGTTACCAGTTCGTCCCACGTTTCTCGGCGGTTATATTCTGGTAAGTATCTGGCATACTTCATGTAAACCGTTATGTCTGACAAGATTTTATTTGATAGCTCCATTCCCATTCTCCTTCTTATAATTTCTGTATTTCTCTTTTAAACTTTCAAATTGTTGTTTTGACGCATTTTGCACTATATCCTCTGGCGTCTCCCCTGTTGGCGGAAGCGCTTTAATGCTAACACAGCTGGTATCCATGAAAATTGGGTAAACTATACCGTCCGGACCATTTCTGTTTTTTGCTATAAATATCCTTCCGCCGTTTGTTCCCTTATCTTTGATAGTTCTTGAAACCGAGAAGATAAAGTCTGCGACGAAGCATTTATTAAAGGCTTCCGAGATTGATTCCATTGTTATAACTTCAGCATTCAACCCCGATCGATTAGTTTGCGATGCAGTCCAAAGAGGGCACTCGCAAATCTGCGCCATCCCCCTAAGCTCTTCGTAAATAGTTTCTAGCTGGTGTCTTTTCTCTTCTTTTCCAGCATTTGCTGGCTTTATTAGATCCCCGTAATCCACTATTATCATATCTGGTGTGAATTCGTGACTTTTCATCTTTTCTATGTGACTTTTGATAGTTTGTATAGATGCGGATCTGGTTGGATATTCCTTTACAATTAGCCTACCGGGGACATCTTTGATTTCTTCATACACCTTCTCTTTAAAGACGGATAGATTTTTCAATTCTACACCAGTGATGGCACTATCATATCTAGATGCTACAACCGTATCGGCAAGTTCTAGAGTGTAATGGATAACATTCTTGCCCTCTTTTAGAGCCTGTGCACCCAGATGCACCAAAACCATCGATTTGCCTGCTCCGGTTGGCGCGATAACAACCCCTAGCTCGCCCTTGCCCAAGCCCCCCTTTGAAATTTCGTCTACTAGTGGCCACCCAGTAGTAACGGGACCGCGCTCCTTCTTTTCAAACCTTCTCTCGAAGTCTTTGAGGTAGTCGTAACCAAAATTATTATCACTTCCAAGTTTGATTGCTTCGTTTATCACGTTCGCTACCTCATCAAATGATGATTTCTTAATTAAATCAACTGATTTGATAAGCGCTTCTTTGAGTTTTTGTTTTTTGCAAAAATCAAGGGCGACATCCTTAATATAGTCTGCACCTTCGGGCTGAATTCCCGTTGACAACACTCTGGCATAGTAGTCTCTTATCCTTATTTTGATGGACTCGGACTCGTCATCCAACTCGGTACGAATCAAGGACCGCATGATTTTTTCTGTGGGGTGTATGCTGTACTTCTGTCTATAGGAGGAAATCCTCTCAACAAATGCTCTCAAATATTTAAGTTCCAGAAAATTAACATCTAATACTTCAAATATCTGGTCCGCGAAGGGCCTATCCACCAAAATTAGATTACACAAATCCTCTTGGAAAGCTTTTCCGAATTTAGAAAAGTCTTCTCTGGGTTGACCCATGGGTTATACCTTTTTTTCTTTTTTGATCTCTTATAATAATAGCACAGTTGGATCGGTTTGGCAAGACTAAAAAGCAGAAATTAATCGATTAAAATTCTCAAACATATCATTCAAGGAGATCTCACCAGTGCCATCTTTGAACATCTCTGTCCTGAGGCCAGTTTTATTGAAGGCTGGCTGGTAATCTCTGAAGGTTTCATTGATTCTAGTCTTCCCCTGTATGGATAACATCGGCGAGGAGAGTTGCATGATTTTATAGTTCTCCTTGACCGTGTCAAAGTGGTCTAGAATCTTGGCATAGATTCCTACATTGTTAGATTCGTCTGAATCTACCTGCCTGCAATACGCCTCTAGTTCATCAAGAAGTACTTCTTCTGGCTTTATTAATTGTTTGAACCTCTTTGCTACCGTTGCTAACCCTACCCCGGGGACACCCGGGAGTTTGTCGCTCGCATCACCTGCCATAGCCCTAGATATGGCAAAATTATTTGGGTGTATCCCAAACCGTTCAATAATCTTATTCTTGTTTAGAACTTCCTTCTGAGTTGGCCTATACAATATAGTGTTGGAATCAAGCAGTTGGATAAAGTCTTTATCACTAGAGACTATGACCTTTTGCCAATCTTTAAAAGACGACATCTGAGATACATAAGAAATTACATCGTCCGCTTCGACATTGGGCTCCATGAATTGGACCATTGGGGTCTGATTAATATACTCCACAACTCTGAATTGCTGCCAAGCTCGGTTTTCAGCTTCCTGTTCTGGTGTCATCTCTGAGCCGTGGCCTCGATTCAGGCGATACGTCTTAACCTTGGGGTTGATGGTTACCGGCTTTCGACCTGCCTTATAATTCTTGTTGACTGCTCTTCTTTTTTGTGACCCACCTTGACCGTCCCAAACAACAACTGTCATGTATGGGTTAATAATTCTTGTCAACTTGTTAAGTATCTTCAGAAATCCCTTCGAGCCACCAATAGGCTCACCGTGACTTGAAATGCTGGGGTCCACAATATAAGATCTCAAAAATTGGTTGTTGGCATCAACAATCATTAGTCTTTTGTTACTCATTCTTCTCTTCTTCATCATAGTAATCTGTAGCTTTGCCTGTCCTGTTATCAAATTTCATTATAACATCTTCATCGATGATCTGCAATACTCTGCCTCTAAATTGCTCGTCCTGCAACATTGTTAGCCAGTTTTTACGCTGAAATTTCTTTTCTGTTCCATCCCCTAGAGTTAGAGAGAACCATGCTCCTGAATTCTTAATACTGTCAGATATTTGAATTGCGTCGAACCAACTCTCCTCGTCTTGAACCCCAATATTCTCAGAGTCGCCCCACAAGATCTTAAAATTACAATGTCGACCCGCAGTACCAAATCTAGATTTTTCTATTTTGCTTTAACCTCAGAACCAACTCGGAAACCGTTCTCATCAACCACGAAGCTAGCCTTCGCCTTGCGGCCGGTAAGCCACACCCTCAAGGAATAGGCATAATGCATCGCCTTTCCGCCGGGGGTGACATAAGGTGTTGTCATAGCCTCGGATGGAGAGCGGGTGATATTAGTCTTAAGTTGATTAAGCACTAAGAAGGTAGCCTGCTTGTTGGCAATCGGAACAGTCAACTTGGACATGCCCTTTGCGAGGATTCTTGCCTTGACTGCCATCGATGATTGTGGATTAAAGTCGCCCTCGATATCAGAGATTGCAGGAGTTAGAGCTAGAGAATCCCAAATGAACAGCCACTTATTATCTGTGGCTAATAATTCTTCGATAGTCTCAAGTACAAACTCTACACTCTCTGCTTGGACGTACATCATAGTATCCAAATTGCATCCTGCTCTTTGCAAAAAGCCCGGGTCAATGGCTGACTCCGAGTCGAAGTATACGACATCGATTCCCATCTTCTGAGCGTTTGCGGCAATCTGAGTTGCCATGTATGACTTGCCAGTTGCTTCGAGTCCAGCTATTTCGGAGATTTTACCTACCGGAATGCCTGCTTGGCTTCCCTTACAGATTATGGAATCCAACCAGCGCGAGCCGGTTGGAATCCACTCCTTGACCTCTGTTGGATTATCTTTTGCCAAACTATGCGCAACCTCATGGCCTGCCTTCTTGTTTATCAGTCTGCGCATCTCTTCCATAGAGATTTTGCCCGTTTTGATTCTACTTACCTTTGGCATAATTCACTCCTTAGTTGTTCAACAGGTCATTAAATGCTGCTTCAACCGCATCTGATGTTCCGGCGGGTGTCGATGTGTCCGATCGGGTTGCACCGTAGCGCTCGACTTCGTCGTTGCCTGTTCCATCTGCGAGATGTTGGTCGAGCATGGTCTTTACCTCTTCAGGGGTCTTTCTCTCAAACAGTTTGTCAACCTCTGGCACCGTCTCAAGTAACTCAGCGCATCTCTCTTCGCCACCCACTGCATCGTCACAAAGTACCGTCTTGCGAGGTCGTGGTCGAATGTCAGTACGAGGAAAACTAGCGCCTGCTGGCTTGCCATACATGATTTTAAGGTCGTTGCCGTCGTCAGGATCAGTAATATCTCCGTAATCCGGATCTAGAACAATTGTCAGCAACTTTTCATATGCCATCTTTCCGTAGCCCCAAATTCGAACTCCCTGATCCTCTTCGCCTCGTACGAGGACAGGGGAAAAGAAGCGTTGTTTGGCGAAGAGGTCTTTTGCCATCTTCTTACTATCTTCTGTACCTTCATTCCAAAGCTTGTTAGCAAAATTACAGACAGGGCAATTGTCCCCGAAGTTTCGCTTAGGGCAAAGGAACCCACCCTGTGTTACGTTATAGTGAAAGAACTTCTCCTTAAATGGATCTCCATCGGGAGTCGGAACAATTCTAATATTGTTTTCGCCGTCGTTCGGCTTCCAGAACTCATTCTTGTTGCCACCCTTGCCGGTAACAGAGTTCAATTTTTCGCGCATGCGATCTAAATTAAGTGCCATGATAATCTCCTTGTTTTTTGTGCTCATTGGCTAAAGTCAAGTCGGCTAATATCCCGACTTGCTAAATTTATTATCACACATTAACATGTGTTTGTAAAGACTTTTCTTTTGTTTTTTTAAGATGATTGGATTCGAGAAGAGTAATGGATTCCGTATATTAAATCAAATTCATAATTGGTAGAATAAATACCATAACTAACTTTTGTGGAATCTGTCATTTTTTGCTTAACTGCTTCAACCACTTTTCTGTATAATCGAGGATCAGTCCTTAGTTTTTCCTCAGGTATACAATAATAGTACCGTATCTCTCTGGTGTTGTCAAGAGGAAAAAACACTTTTTCTTCATTATCTTCTGGAGACACCACACTAAGGGTACAAATCCTCGATACACTAGCTGGCGGTGACATTGTGGAGGATATTGGTTGTTGCCTGTCGAAGATATTAATCATATTAATTGTCGAGGCGATGAAATCATTGAGAAACCTGTGATAATCATATATTCCAGCTGATTCTGCAGCAAATTCAATACTCGGATTCGAAACTAGGTACATCCTTTCAAGCAATGCTGATCGTGCATATTGTTGTAAGACGTTATACACCACTCTTTCTTGTTTTGTTTTTATTTCTCCCAAAAGCTCCATTTCCGGCTGTATATACAAAACCTTTATAGGAGTTTTTCTTGCGACTTGCTCCATTATAACCAAGGCTGCACCGGAGACAATACTGGCACCAGATAAGACCACCAAAGACTCGCCTTTTAGTCCCTTGAAAAAGCTACCAAGCTTTATTGGCGTGTTTTCATACTCCTCTGGTGTTTTGAGTTTAGGCAATTTATAAAAGCCTTTCTCTGGTTCGCCATCATTGTCTATTGTGTAAATTTTATACTGCGGATATGCCGAGAAGGCCTTTGCTACTGAGCACCCCACCGTTCCTATTCCTATTATGTTTTTCAAAGTTATAACTCCAGATCCTTCATGTCTTTATAGTTTTTACCTAACTTAACGTTTGCTTTATATCTTCCCAGTCGCGTTGTTGAGAAAGCATTTACTATCTTTTTCAAAACCCCGGAATCCCCAGAGCAAAAATCTAAAATTATAGAGTCGTGCATCAAAAACGCTATCTCGCTGCTTGTGCCTTTGAGCATGTCCCTTATTTGCGAAGCCTGTTCAAGCAATATATCACTTGTTGTTGACTGTATAATGTAGTTTAACGCTCTCCGGTCATCTACCTTGATCTTTCTACCAAAAATAGTAGAAATAGTAGAAGTTTCTTTGTCCCAGAACTCATCCTTTACTCTGTCTCTATTGTAGAACTTTTCCAAAAGTTGATCTTTTGCTGTCGGATTATATAACCAAGCAAAAAACCTCTCCTTCATCTCTTGACGCGTCGAAAGATCGGTCGATGCATTTTCCAAATTCCAAACATGAATGTCTAGGTCAGGCTGGCCTTGACCAGAGAGAGCAAGGAGTGTTCTGATCTCTGCGCCATTAAAGTCCAACTCTATAAATAAATCGTTAGTAGGTTTAATTATTTTTCTGAATTCCTTGTCTAGTGTCATAATAGGGAACGAGCCCTTGTTCGTTGAGAGCCTACCTGTCCTCGATCCAAACAAGTTGTAGTCGATTTTTCTAGATGATTGATTGATTTTCTTACGAAAAGCTAAAGCCCGGGGAGAAGCGCTCGTGTTGTTCAGTTCGGCTAGGTCTATTTTTAGCTCTCTTCTTTTCACGTCCTCTATAATTTGACTAGAGTTATACAAAAATTCATAATTTTCGGGCTTTTTGTGGCTATCAAGAACATGCTCTATAATTCTCTCCTTCTCAAGGCAGTAATTTTTTATAACCTTATCCGGAACAAGATCTACAAGACAGGCTTCAGATAATTCCACACCTACCGTGTTGAACGCTCTTAGAAAAGCTGCCATCTTCCCAGATGCTTGAGACCAAGATTCTCTTAATCCCGGTGGGCACACCTGATCAAGATTTTCCCCGTTACAATACAGACTGGCACAGTCGTATTGTCCGCCTTCTAAGAAGGGGCTATACTTCCATGTGCTTGTCATATTTTCGTTGAATTGTTCTTTTAATAAAAGCTCGCCACCAGAATACACGCTGGGGCAGGTGCTTTTTTCGTCAATAATTTGAAATATCATACTCTACTTCGGAAACTGATTACTAATATACCCCAAAGCTGTTTCTAAGTCAATATAAAAATACTTTTGTTCTGCTTTTTTTAAAATCGTCTTAATTCTGGCTTCGCTTATAGTTTTGTTAGTTTCTATCATTCGTATTTGAATGTATTTATACATCCAATATATATCATTATAGTTGGACGTAAGCAGAGATTCTCTCTGGATGGTGTTTTTGCAGTATAGATTCTTTTTATATTGTGGCTTTTCGGCCAACACTCTACGGTAAGCAGAGAAGAGATTCTCCCGGAGAAGGAAAGGATCTTGGTTGCCAGCTTTAAAATAATATTTAGAAAATAAATCTGAGCTTGTTCCGGGCCGATATACCAAGCCATAGAACTCCATGTATTCTTGCATTTTCGATGAACTTATATCCGCAACGATTCTCCAAGGGGCATTCTTATCGAAAATAAACCCAAACTGCTTAAGGGCTGAAGAATAGAGATTGAAATTAGAGTCATACAGAAACTTCTCTGCCTTTGCATTGTCCGAATCGTGTGGGAGGGTCGACAACTCTATCGCAAGGCCTGTTGTCATGACAGAACAGTGTGACGATTTTAAAAATTGGGCCTTGGATATTGGGGTTATTGGCGCTATCTTCGAAACATACCCCATAAACGACACTAGAAAATCATCAAAGTTATGCACTTTCGAATCTTCGGCCGATGAATACAAAGATGTTATAAAAACGTCTAAGAGCGCACTTATATAGCTATCGTATTTTATGCTTGGGTTATCGTAACCCACAACGGGCTCAAGATAGGCAAGTTCTCCGGTCTTTAATGACTTTTCCTCATAGGCTGCCTTGAGGTCAGAAAAAGCATCTGCGACAAAATCAACTGCTTGTACAAAGTTCTCCTCATCTTGCCTAACCGTACCTAAAACGTCTGCTGTAGCCAGAGAAACGGGATTTCTGTCTGAATCTATCTTCCCGTACAGTCTCTTGTGGCCCCAAAGGTCAATATACCTATCCGGCGGGATGCCCTGCATAGAGAGTGCCCTATAAAGGTGTCTTCCTTTGTGGAGATCTTTAATTCTGTCTCCATTCTTTGCTGTAAATCTCCTTTTTAAAGGCATTTTCACTTTTTCCTTCTACGGTTCGATATACTATACTCTAACATTCGCGAGCGTTGGTCGAACCGTTGCACTCATAAAAAGACGGAAAGACTGGTTTTGAAATTATTGGGTTTTTTCTATCTCTAGACGGTGGCCTACTTGGCGCTGACCAATTGCAATGTATGTTGGTCTCATACGTGTCTCTTCCGTATATGTGATCTACTTCTTCTATGAAGTAATACCCATCAAGGCCAAAATCGCCACTCGCATTCCGACTAGACCCCACAAAACTTGGATCTATGAACACCTTAGAAGAAGGCCTAAAGATGGTGTTCCCTATTGATGATATATTTGCCCGGTATAGCCTTTTATATCTCTTGTTAGCGCTTACATTCTTTTCAAGTTGGTTACTCTCTGCTTGATACTGTATGTCGGTTGGAGTAAATGTCACCTTCTTCATCAACCCTTTGTCAGAACCCAACAAGAACCTATATACCCCAAGAGCTTTGTCTTGAGATACTTGTTCTTTTGAGCTTCCTGCAAAAATTGCATCAACCATGTGATAGAGCATATGAAACCTGACGCTGGATATCGGAACTTCTTCCAAGGGCGTCTTGTTTCCTGCAAACGATTTTCGGATATGATCTTTAATCGGCGTGTCACCAAAATACAAATCTGGATGGTCAAAGTTTAAATAACCATGTGGCAAAGCTAGTGCCTCTTTTGTTATTAGTGTCTTTCTGCCTGTCTCATATCCCCTGATCATAGTATTGCCGAAAGCCAAGTATTGTTTTCGATTCATAGCCGACTGAAGAGAACTTATACACCCTTCGATAGAGTCCCTTAACAAATACTGCATGCAATCTGATATGAATTGATGCAAGGTGACGTTCTCATCAATACCTCTGTCTAGAGAAATATACCTTTTTAACATAAAACTCTGAAATAACGTTAGAGATATTGGTATATCCGACAGGTTGACTATTGTTCTTTGTCCTCGCTCATCATATACAATAGCGGGGCCCAAAACTATATCTACCTCTGTTCTAGTCTCATTGTATTTAGGGTTTTGTTTTACCGTTTTTACTGCAGCATCGACCAGATCGCCGAAATAAATAAATGCTATCGTCTTGTGGGGGGCTGCCCACTTGGGGTCGCTTCTAGTATATCTGGTGTTGTTAACCACGATGCCTTCCAGCGCTGCTTGAAAATTATCTTGTTCTTTCTCTGTTATGTATTTTCTTATGCTCTCCTTGAGAGAGTCAAAAGATTGACTTGCCCGGGCGCCTGCAGGCGAAGGCGTGCCGCGGCCCATAACCAACTTAAAATGAGGCTCCGTCTTTCCTGCTTTGGCGCTCGTGTTTATGTCTGCGCCGACAGTATAGACCTTGCTCTCTTTTCGAAGGTAGGTTAATAGGTGTGACCATCTATGGTATTTATACTGATTCACAAATAAGTTCTTTTCAGCCACTAGGCTTGAGAGTTCTTCGTCTATTTTCTCAAGATTTTCTTTACTCTGTATCCTCCTTAGGTCGAGATAGGTCATCATGTTTAACGCCTTCTCGCTGAATCCGATATCTTTGAGTTTGGCCCGGTCGGCGTCATCGGTGATCTTCTCTGTCGGATCTTCGCCGCCCTCCAAACTAATGCCAGTATTGAATACGGCGTCACTGTTGCCGAGGCTTTTTTGGGCCGCGGCCCTAAGACTTATTGTTTTTCTAAGGATCTCGATTCTCGTTTCATATCCATCTATCTGAGTTGCAATATCTCTGGAGTCCTTGCACGAACCATCAGAATAGGTATAGGGATCTAAATAAAATACATTGAAACCCGGGTCATCCAAAAAGGCTTCAGAGTTTGACCTGTATGACCCTTCAAATAAGACAGTACCATCTTCATTAAATGTGAGATCATAAGTCTCCAAGTTAAGATATATAACCCTAGTGCACGAAAGAATTGCATTTCTCAACTCTTTGCTTATTAAATCTTCCGGAACAGATGCTGGTATTTGCCACCCCAACGCTACCTTTATTTGGGAATCTGGGTTTTTGTACCAAAAATCTGCAAACTTTGCTCTAGAGCCGAGAGCCTTTTTATCGGCGGGGGTTGATGGTAAGAATTCGTCCATACTTTGGGCTCTTATTCCAATCTTGCATTTCATGTTCTTGTCTATTTCTGCTTCATTTAATGCCCTTTCTTTTAGCCTGAAATAGGTTATACCAATGCCACTCATCCTACCTTTGTGTGATTCAGTTATTCTTTTTATATCAGAATCCTTAGTGTGATCGTCGAACACTATCGGAATCTCTCTGATTGCTCTACCGCGGGCGTGTTGCAGTCGGGTTCCGGCACCTTGAGCCGGTCCCACATTAAAGAAGACTTTGTAAACCTTTATTTTTGGCACCAAAACAGCTTTTTGTGCTGGTGTTAATTTTGATAATAGATGAACATTCTCGACACGATCCCAGACACCCAATATTTCGTACGGGTTTTTGGCCATCACCGCGGTGTGATGCTGTTCCGCGGTGTCATTTCTCATTCTCATGTTATGGTATGCTGCTATGGGTTCGGCATTGTTTATCAAAAAGCACTGCTCTTGAAAAAGCTTCTTTTCACTTAAAAGCTTGTCTGGTTCTGGTGGTGCGACGCCTGATTGTTCTGATTTCTGCCTTGCTAGCTTCTTTGCAACCTCGCTATCCATTGGCTTGTGAGCAGCTTTGGCCGCGGTGAGTTCGGCCTGTATCTCCGCGTTTTCGGACTTCCATGGCTCGGTTTCTAACAGTCTTGTCCGTTCTGCTTGTATTGCTTCTTTTCTTTTGAAGGTATCTTTAATACCAGAGAGGTCCCTGACTGATTTTGCTTTTGTTGCTTCAGCTGTAAGATCCAATGTGAATTTGCTTTCAGCGACTTGAGCGCGTGTCAACCGGTCCTTGCCAGCCTTCGCGTCTCTCATGGCAGCTTCGAGAATTTCTTTGTTGGTGACCGGGTTTGTCATTTTAGTATGTTCTCGGGCTTAGATCCGGGTCTAGCAAGGCCAAAGCATCACTTAGCGGTAGGGGTATAGATATCATCTGACCAAGCTCCAAGTGGCCGTCGGTAGGCGTATTATTAAATGTCGCAATCACCCACCAATATTGAGTATCGCCGTAGAATTTGTGAGACAACTTGTTCATTCTATCTCCAATGGTTACAATATGATCGATAAAAGTTATACCTCTAAGATCCGCGGATTCAATTCTCGCAAAATCCGCAGTTTCGAGCATTCTTATAAACCTTTTGTTTCTTTTATCTAAAAGGTTTTTATAAAAAGGCAAATCGTTCTTTAATGTTTTTCTTATTCCTGATCTCGACATCTTTTGATATCCCCTTTGTTACTTACCTAGTAGTATGTCTTTGTCTGCTTGGGCTGTTCGATTATCATCTAATGCTTTCCTTTTGTAAGCATTGCCAGTCACGAGACGTTCATTGATTTGGCCGAACGGAAAAGTCCCAAACCCGGGCCTAGCAGGACTAGGACCACTTTCCCCGGCACGGGTGGTAAATCCCAATTCATGCTCGTGGAAAACTACAAAATCTGAACTAAGGATTATAGATTTTGGATAAAGCTTCCCGCCATTTATAAAAGTACCATGCTCAATCATTGGCTCGAATTGGCAACCTGTAGGAGCCACCAGCAAGCCCTTGCCTTGATCGTCGGCTCTCGCGGCCCAATTTGCTAACTTCATTCTTAACAGTGGTGCTGCGGCTATATCGCTCATACCCAGAAATTTATCTGTTTGCTTTCCTTCGTCATCGAGAAGGAACCTCTCCTCATAAGAAGGATATAACATCATTAAAAATTTGCTTACTTCTCTGTGGTTGGCTTTTGCCTCTTTTAATCCCGCGGCTGGCAGGGCCCACGACATGGTTATCTTTCTCGATGTTCCATTAAAGGTTGACAATGGATCCATTCGACCGTAGACATATTCATGATTCCAATTAGATTCATAATTTTCAGAATAGGATTCGAGAAAAGCTTTAAACTTGCACTTCATACCTGTCGGGATATGAGTAAATTCCAAAGAGATGTTTTTGTTTCCCAAGGTAATAGTTGCATCATTGTAACTATCTTTTGAAAAGGTGTTAAATGTCATTATCCTGTCCCCATATGTATGCCGTTGTTGTTGATCACATTTGCAACCACATTTTCCAAAG